AGCAGTGTCCCGTCCGGGAACCCCATGCCGCGGCGCACTTCCTCTTTAGTAAGCATGCGCATCCGATCGCCATGTACCACGGCCCAGCGGTCACGGGTGGTGAGGGTGCCCAGCGGCCGACGGATATCCCGACCCGTGAGCCCGGACCCCGAACCGTAGAACGGCATTACGAACAGTTCCCCGAAACGCGCGCGACCCGCACGGGCCCGGGCCAGGGTCTTCGGACTCCGGCCAGGTTTGTCGATCCGGGACCAGTTACCGGTGTCGAGGTCGATGATCTCGGCGGCACTGGTCTGCGGCTGACGGGGCAGGGACAGCTGTACAGGGTTCCGGGACCGGGTACAGACCAGGAACAGGCGCACTCGGTGCTGGGCAACACCGTGGTCGGCGGCATCAATGATGTGCGGTGACACGCTGTAGCCGAGGCGATTCCAGCAGTCCACCCATGGGCCGTAGAGCGCCCAGTCGGTGAACTCGGGGACGTTCTCGATCACGACCACGTCTTGTTTATGTACCTCCGCTGCGGCGATAGGCGCCCAGGCGGTGGAGCGGCTGGCGTCATGTTCGGGGCGGTTCTTACCGCGGGCGTTGCTGTGTCCCTGACAGCAGGGACTGGCCAGCATCAGGTCATGGGGTGGCAGTTCCTCCCAGCGGGCCTGGTGCAGGTCCTGGCAGGCGTGGAGGGTGTCCGGGTGGTTCTGCGCATGCCAGTTCACTGCCTCGGGCCAGTGGTTGGCGGCCCAGACGATGTGGCAGCCGGCGGCCTTGGCACCGGTGGAACTTCCACCGATGCCGGCAAACAGGTCGATGCCCCGCATTGACGGGGCATTATTCTGTAATCTTTCCAAGTTCGCGTTCCTCTGCGGCATCGATCAGACGGTTGTTTTCCAGAAAGAGGTCCAGCTGTTCGCCGGTCAGGGTCTGGTTTCCGAACTGGCGTTCGACGATCTCCTGCGCGGCGGTGGAATTCAGTGGTTGTTTGGGGTGGTCGTCCCAGGCTACGGGTTCCAGCCCCCAGGATTTGAATAGCTCGTCGATCTCCTCGTCGCTCAGGTCGGACATGGCAGTGATCGGCTGGGGAAGCTGGATGCGTTCCAATGTGAGTTCCAGCACGGCCAGAGCATTCCACGCAACCTGGGCGATGTGGGGCATGTTGGTGCCGCCGGGGCCGTCGTCGAGGAATTTGCCTTCGGCGACATACATCAAGTGGCGCATCAGCGCATCGAGGTACCGGGTTTCGGCCTCCGGGACGTCTTTCCAGCCTTTCCAGGTGTACTTCTCTGCACCCTTCAGACTCACCATGGCAATTTCGCGCAGGGCGCGGGGGAAGTATTCAATGGCACCGCGAAAAACCGGGGGCTTACCGCCATCGAGTTTGGCTCCGGGCTCGTGGGGGCTGGCACCGGTGGGGTCAAGTTCTGCGTGCATGTGAGTTGCCGGCAGTCCTTCAGGGTTATTCCCGCGCTCCTACGTGGGGTATATGCATTGTATATATTCTCCGGGAAAAAATACCCCACCTCAAGGGTGGGGTAGGGGCTCGCCCTACGTTTTCAGTTCTTTTCGTCCACCATGCGCACGCGGTGGCAATGTTTCAGATCCGCGAGCAGGATCGTAATGCTCTCGGAAGGGAAGAACTCCTCAAGCGCTGCCCGACGGGAGACAGTGGCATCCTCCATGATTTCGCGGCCACCGGGGATGCTGGTTACTTCAATCCCACGGTTGGTCACATTCAGTAACCGGTAGAGATAAAATCTTGGTTCCCGGTTGTTGTACTGGACCGCGACTGTACGGTCGATGCGTAATAGCGCTTTGGAGTCTGCAACCAGAATATCGTCGCGTTGATAGATAGGTGCGTAAGTCGCTGTGTCGACGACGATACCGTAGGCCGTGGGTAGGGCCTCCGTGTTTACCCGTGTGCGTTTCTGCACATCGTAGGGCTCACCGCTCGACATGGATTTCAGGGGTAGATTGTTTTGTTCTTTAACCTCGACCGACTTGTAACGTGCTTCAAATCTTGGGTCGATTTCTGCGGGGTTAACGCCTAAGGCATTAGCCAGGTTAAAAACCGTGTCGGCATTTTTCAGGGCAATCACCCCGTTCATGTATTGGCTTAGGTTGGGTTGGGGGATTCCGGTCCGCCGCGCCAACTCTACCTGGGTCAATCCATCGGTATATTTTTTCTGCTCAAACAATTGCTTGAGTCGACGGGCGGCTTCCCGGTCTTGAGGAGTAACAATCCGTCTAATTTCTGCCGTCATACGATCCTCGTAAAAAGGCTGGTCTTGCTAGGGATGGCCAGTCTAAATATTTACATTGTATATGTAAATAGCCCCCTAGCACTTGATTCTACGTAGGATAGTGTTAACTAAGTCGCGTAGTTGCATGCTTTTTTGACGAAATTCGCCAGCAGTTAACGGAGATTCCCACTCATTCTCAAAAAAGACGCAACTTCCGTGATCCGAACCAACGACCACGAGCGTATCTTTGCGAATTCTTTCGCGTCGTTTCAGCCAGTGTTGCTGGTTCTTACTTAAATATTTGACCTGCGTCAGGTCAATAAGAGTGTCATCCCGCTTTGGAAAGGGCTTCAAAAATTTGTATTCCACCCAAAGGTCACCTTTGGGACCCTCGATAAAGGCATCGGGGGTCCCACCGGCGAAGCGGTCATTGATCTTCCAGAGGAAAATATCAGAGTGCTTCTTGAGTTGCCTATGCACACTCTGAACGAAGCTGTGTTCGTTCACCGTACGGACCAATCTTGTCCAGTACGTATCGAACAACGCGCGCCTGGTGAATGGCGTCATCCATTGCGTTGTGGTGGGTCCCCTCGCGGGTCAGGTCCCATTTCTCTTTCTCACCGAGAAAACGAGTGCCTAACATTTTAATCGTGCGCAGGCTTCGGGTTTCGTAATAGTTCCACGGCTGAGTCATATTGACCGCGCGGTAGGCGCTCTCAAGAATGACGCCGTCGAAGTCCGGGTCGTTGGCCCAAAAGTTGAGGCGTCCGGCGCGATTGGTTGCGCGGCAGCGTTTTACGAACTCGGTAAAACCCTCGAGGGCTTCTGTCACCGAAAGCGCATTTTTGCTGGCCAGTGCCTGGCGGGCTTCGTCCGGCTGGGTCATCCACCAGAGTACGGTGTTCATGTCGATGGACATACCGGCGGCCTCGCAGTGCTTTGGATGGATGTTGCACTGGAAAGTCTCGCCGATGAATGCGTCATCTTCGACCGGTGCGTCCAGGCTAAAGGCGCAGGCACCTATGGTAATCACCGCGGCGTCTTTGCCGGTACCCAGTGTCTCGATGTCCACCATGACGTTGTGGAACCCCGAACCCATGACCGGGGGCTCTGGATTGGGGTTGTTGGTCCAAGTAGAGTGCATAAATTTCAGTTCCGTAGCTGATTGATATCGGCGGCACCTCGAATTTCCGGTGATACCATTACGGGGGTCCGGTTTGCGCACTGCCGTCGGCCATGAAAACGTGGGGAACCGATCGGTTAGCGATAAGAGGCGTTGTCGACGGCCGCCGTCGCCGTACAGGAGGTAACCCCCCACCCAATAGTCGGTACTAAGCCGCGGTTACCCGCGGCTTGCTGTTACTTGGGGGCGATGGCGGTGTAGAGTGCCTTCGCTTCGTTGTACAGGGCTTCGGGGGCGTAACCCAGGAACTCGGTCTGGGGTACGTACCAGGTACCACGGTCGTTTTTGCGCTTCAGTGGGGACAGCTTCCAGACGGTGGCAAAACGCGGGGCATTACCATTCTTGATGCTGATCTCGCTGTTCCATTTGCGGCTCTGATTCAGGGCCGAGGATTTGAAAAACATTTCCGCCGGGTAGGCCGGATTACCTTCTTCGTCCAGCACCAGCAGGGCGTGCTTGGCGGTCTCGATGATTTGGTAGTCGGAGGCGTTGCCGGGCAGGGTATCCACGTGCGCACGCGCTGCGGCTTCGGATTCGTAGGAGCCGTTAAAACCGCCTCCCAGATCCTTGTCTTTAAACACGGCCCATTCCTTGCGGAAGGCCAGGTTGATCACCATGAGGCTATCCACCAGTTCGTTAGTGGTGCTGATATGGAATTGACCTGGGCGTGCGCCCTCGACGTCGTCGATCTGAGGGCTCAGGGCTTGCAGCAGGGAAATGCGGGGGACTGCCTGATCTTCTGCAGAGACGTTTTCGTTACCCAGGGCGCGGTCGCGCTCCATGGCCTCCTGCAGGTGGGCGGGCAGGGCATTAGTGTCGGAACCGAAAATGGCGAGAGCTGTTTCTGTCATTCGAAGTTTCTCTATATGCAATGTGTATAGTTACCGGCGACGAAGGGAAATGCTGCTTTCTTCGTAAATGCTGATGCCGGGCAGGGTTTCGCCCTCGGGCAGGAGGGACATTTCTTCTTCCAGGGCCTTCTGGCTCAGACGGCGCTGGAACAAGTAGGTGGCGCCTTTCTCCAACACATATTCGTTGAAGGCGTCCCAGTCACAGGCAGTGGCCAGGCGTTTCTTCGAACGGGTGACGTTGGCATTGGCGTTGCCGGTGCGGTCCAGACCCTGCGCTTCCATGAGCGCGTTGATCTGGCGGTCGATGTCCTTGCGTTCCTCATCGAGGGCTTTCTTCTGGCGCTCGAGCGCGGAAGCCTCGTCGCGCAGATACAGTGAGCGATCGATCAGGTCGGAAATCGACATTTCCTCGACCGGAATATTGGTGGTGTCTAGTGCTTCCATGAGTCTCCCTATGCAGCCTGAGTGCTGAGTTGTTGGAACAGATCCAGGAGGTCGTTCATGCCCGTCAATTTCTTGTCGAGCGCTGAATATACCTCGATTTCTTTCGAATCGCTATATGCAATGCGTATAGTTTCGGTCTTTCGAGTTTGCCCGGTACGATAGATGCGCGCGTTGAACTGTTCGAAGTGCTCACCGTTGTAAGTCGGGCTACACCAGATGGTGGTGGTGCCGCGTGTCAGGGTCAGGCCGTGGCCGGCTGACTGTGGGTGCGCGAACACGATGCGCAGGCGACCGGCCTGGAATTCGTCAACGATGCGCACCCGTTCCCGGGAAGGGGTGTCTCCGTTAATGACGCCATAAGAGAGCCCGCGTTTATCGGCTTCGGCTTTAAGTGCTTCCAACTCGTGTTTCCAGTTGAAGGCGACGACACACTGTTCGCGCTCCTCGATCAGCCCGAGTACCAGTTCGTAGCGCTCGTTGTGTACCTTGATCGGCTTGCCGTCGGTGTCGTACACCGCACCGGAAAGCATCTGTAGCAATTTGCGCACACGAGCGCTGGCGTGCACGGTGTTGACGGTTCCATTCTCGGTCACCAGCCAATCGGTCTTTTCGAACTCGACGTATTTTTTGCGCAGCCAGGCGGGCATTTCCAGTTCGATCGTGTGGTGTACGTTCGGCGGGATATCGACGCAGTCCTCGAAGCGGAAGCGGATGGTGATGTCCTTGAGCCGGTCGGCTACGGCTTCCTGGGCACCGGCTTTATCTTCCCATTTGCGGTGCATGGGATCTGGGCCGGTTTGTATTGGGCTCTGAACCTGCTCGCGGAAGCGGAAGAAATTTGGGCCCAGTCGCTGGCCCTGATCCACCAGCAGGCCCGGGAACCAGATATCGGTCACTGAGTTACTGGTCGGGGTACCGGATAGCATCCATAGGTGCGGGATCTTGTAGGCGATTTTCTGTAGTGCCTTGGAGCGTTGGGTAGCGCGGTTTTTGTACGCGGTGAACTCATCGATGATGAGGTGGGTGAAACCACTGTACAGGGTCGGGTCCTTGGCGATCCAGTTCACCGCATCATGGTTGGTGATGACGATGCGGCTGGCGGAGCGCATGGCTTCTTCGCGCTTCTTCGGTGTGCCGTGGGCAATACGGTAGCTGAGGTCGGTGAACTTGCGGATATCGCCACCCCAGGCGGGTTCCAGGATTGACAGCGGTGCCAGGACCAGAACCCGGGTTTCCGGATCTTCTTCAATTGCCGCCAGCACCGCATCGAGGCAGCTGGACGTTTTACCGGTACCGGGGTCGCTGGTGATGAACCCCCGCGGCGTGCGCTGCAGGAATTCACTGGTGAGTTTCTGGTGGGTGTAGAGTTCAAGTTTCATCGCTTTACCATTCGAAGATCGGATAATTGTCGATGTAGCCCGCGTCACAATCGAAGTGCGCGTAGCGGAAACCTGCATCCCGGATATCCGTCAGGATTTTTCTCGCGGCGGGACTGAGATCCCGCCAGAGCCGTTCGAAAACGGGTGCTTCGTCTTTGTCCTCGCACAGCCAGACATGAAAACCGTAATTATCCTGTGCAATGGTGTCCCGATGGCACTGCAGCACCTGGGCATCTTCTAATTTCAAATGTGCACTGCTAAGGCACAGGGTTTGATAGGTCTCGGCACTGGCTAAGGTGTTAGGTGTTGGGCTATGCGGCTTCACGTTCTTCCCTCTCCAATTCCTTCAGTAACTGCGGTGTTACGAGTCGTGCTCGCCAGCCCCAGTCGATGATTTGTTTGTGGTTGACATCATTCCGTTTTATCCGCTCGATAGCAGCGAGTATTTCGTCGGCGATATCGTTGATGCGAACCGGGTCAGTGAGGAAGGACTCCACTTCCTCGTAGAGGTCCTGACCCGACCCGGGATCACAGACCACAACAGCCTCGATGAACCAGCGGCGGGGAGTGTCCACCGCCTGTTCAACAACGGCAAAGGGCATGTTGGAGCGGTAGATACCGTCTCCATTTTCGTCTTTGCCATAGGATTCCAGCGCAGTAATACGCAGGTTTCCCATCAGTAGATCGAGTGCCTTCTGTTTAGGCTGATACTTCTTACGCGGTTTCCTGTTGCGCGCCATCGTTGGATGCTTCCCGGGATACTTCATCGAGTGTGGTTTCTTCAGGTTTCAGATGCGCGGTGGCGTCGTATACCTTGTCGAGCATGGTGTGCAGTTCGCCGCGCCCGGTACCGCCGGCCACATAGGCGCGCAGGATATTGAAGAACATCGCATCGGCGACGTCGCTGCTGTTATGACCGTCGCGCACCAGCGCGTTGTGCACGTTGAAAATACGCTGGGAGACGATGTCGAAAGTGTCAGTTCTCATTTTGTGCTCTGATTTTGCCAAGGGTGGATTCAATGTCGTGGATCGTTGCGAAGGCTTTGTCGATGTCCTCGCGGGTTACCGGACGTCCGGAGTAGGGCATGCGGGCATCTTTCTGGCTGACTATTTCCGCCCACGCATAGGCGGACTCGAGGTAGCGTTGTAACGCCCGTTCTGCGATCCGTTGTTCCTGGGGTTCAAGCAACTTCATCTGGCTCAAACTCCATGGTCCCGAATACGGATGCCGGTTCGATGACTTCACATTCATATTCCGGCAGGTATATGTGGTAGGTCATTACCCCGTTTACCCGTTTTATGCCTTTGATTTCGTAGGTGCGCCCGCGTACAAGTAAACGCGATGCGGCACCGCCCTGGTATTCAACGAGTAGTCTGCTCATACGTAACCCCATTCACAGTCACCGCTCTTGGCGTAATGACAGAAGCGGCAGTTGTCGATCGATGGTTTTGGTGGGAATTCCAGTGCTCGGGTCATCTTCTCGGCGCGTTGCTGCAGCCGCGGCAGCAGGGCCATGGCCTGTGCACGGGTGTAGCTGCCGTCGAGTGTCAGGCCCTTGTCCAGATACCAGAACTCAGTCTTGACGAATTCCAGCTCCGGATAGCGCTGGAAGGCACCGATCGCGTAGATCATGGCCTGGCCCTGATGCACGATTTCGTTGCCAAATTTCTTACCGGTCTTGTGGTCGATCACGAGCGCGCTGGTTTCGTCCTGCTGGTGGAATGCGTCCAGTTTCATACGCGCCCAAGTGTCTTTGTCGCGCCAACCGGTTGGCCGCCAATTGATGTCGAAGCCCCATTCGCCTTCGATGGATACCTCGGCGTTGGCATAGGCTTCGCGCAGCCCTTCAAAACGGGTCTTGAACCGGATCAGCTCCGGCGGCAGCTTCTCAAGCAACCCCTGGACATAGTCTTCCGCGAGCTTGTGGATCAATTCACCACGGTTGGCGGCCTCGGACTGGGGTTCGGGGACGCGCTTGACCTGCTTCAGGAATACGCGATAGGCGCAGCTTTCGAACAGCTTGAGGCTGGATGCAGACCAGGCTTTGACCGGGCCACCGCGGGGGTCATCGCTTTGGCCTTTATCGGTGGCGATCATGGCCGGTGCCGGTTTCTTGCCGGGCTGGAACAGGGTGCCGTCGGAGGGCGGCACGTATTCCTGCTGTGGTTCAGGCTTGTCTTTCTTGAGGGCTGCCGGATTGAACAGTCCTTCTTTAGGCGGTACGTACTGCATCGGAGTCCTCCACGTAGGCTTGGTACATATCGTTGATATCGTCTTCGGATACTTGCCAGCCAACATACAGCCCGCGTTTTCGCTCCCCGTTCAGCATGTAGATGCGCTGCGGCTCGAGGCCGTTGCGCCCCAATCGCTTGCCGAAGGAGCGGGCATTTTCGCTACGGGCCATCATGGCCGAGTACACGACGCCCAGTTCCTGGGTGGTGATGGGGTAGCGTTCCAGATCGCGTGCGTGGTGGCGTTCGCGAATCCAGCTGCGCACATAGTTTTGTGCTGCGGCCAGAAACAGTTCATTACCCCGGTTCAGGGTTTCTTCGAACAGGATGGTGAAGAAATCCAGATCGCCGGTGTGCAAAGACTCGAAGAATTCTTCCTCGATGGTGGCGGCACTGCGGTGCAGTTGCTTCTTGGCTTCGTTTTCCAGCGTCTTCTGCGCGGCGCGGGCGTCGAAGTCAAAGGCTTTCAGGAAGGCCACGAACTGCGGTAGTTCGGCTTTGATCATCTCGAGTAGGTCGGCGCTATCCAGCTCGGGGAAACGCTCGATCAGCTTGCGCTCCTGACGAGGGCACACATTGAAACGGCGGTCACCCGGTTCGATCTTCAACATGCCGTAGTCGTTACTGAAGAACAGGAAGTTCACATAACTGGGTACGGTGCGGATGTCCTGGCGCATGGCCCGGATCGCGGCCACGGGTTCGGTGATCGCGTTCTTGAGGCGCAGCATCAGGCGGTCGGCCATTTTCGATTTGCGCAGGCTGAATTCATCTACGGTGACCAAGATGGCGCGCTCCATCCATGCGTTGAATTCGTCACTGAGATCCCGTTCGGTGAGAGGGAAGGCGTGCATGGGGCCGAGGATCGGGGCTGCGATCTGGTTGGTGAACAGACCCTTGCCGGTACCGGGGGTACCACTCATGGCCCAGGCAGTCATCGTCTTCTGGCGCCCGCATACGATGGCAGCAAACCAGTTGATGAAGTGTTCGAACTCGAGGGTACTTGCGCCGGTCATGGACCAGATAATCTTCCAGATGGTCGGGCATAATTCCGACAACCGGCCACCCTGACCGTAGCGCAGGCCAAGGAAGTCACCCGGGACACCGATGTTGGAGGCCAACAGGTCGGTGCGCTCGAAGGTATTGGCGCGGCGGCGTTTGAAGTCGGTGGTGTCGTCCGATGTCGGGTCGAAATAGAACTCCCAGACCGGCAGCTGGTCAGGCATCAGCGCGTTGTGCTGTTCCATCCACGCGCGCAGTTTCTCCTGTGAACGTGTTGCGTCGAGCTGGGTGAAAATCTTTTTTACGGGGTCGTAATACCCCCGATAGGAACTGTCAGAACGCTTTTCATCCAGTACGACCGGGACTAATTTGGCGGAGTCATAATCCTCGCCATCATCCTCGTCGTACTCGGCAGAACCCAGGCCAAAGTTTTCCAGATGCCACTGGTAGGCATCGGGGTTGGCCTGCTCGAACATGAACGCGGGTTCACCTTTGAAGTTGTGCATGATCGCGGGGTTATCGCGGTGCACATAGTAGGCGTTCGAGTCCCCACCGTTGACGTTGTAGTACACCCACTTGTCTTTGTGGTAGGCGTACTGGATGTTCATCTGCTGCGGGTTGGTGACAACAAACACAGAGCGCCCATCGATAAAGACGTTGGTGCCTTTCTGGGTTAATGGCCCCCAGCCGTTCTGCTCCCGCAGGGCGGTTACGGTTTTACTGATGGTGCCGTTCAACGCTTGCGGCTTGATTTGCATCAGTTCGGCGTAGAGCGGCACGGTTACATTGTGTTTCTGTACGAGCAGGATACGCTCGGCAACCGGATCTTCCAGCCCGTCATGGAACTGTGGTTTACCGATATAAATCAGGCGCGAGTTATCTGCCAGCGTGCGGTCCAGTTTGAGGCGGAGCGCGCTCCCGGTAGCAGTCAATTCGAGGCTGGCTCGGAACAGGTCCACATCGAAATTGAGCTTGGTCAGGTATTGCTTGAGCAGGATCGGTGTCACAGGTTTGTCGAGCCAAAATTCCAGGTGCAGGGACACCAGCCCCGGTTTCATACCGAGGCTTGATGACGCGTGCACGATATAGCTGGCTTCGTGGAAAGCCGACGGCAGAATTTTGACCGCGGCAGCTGCGAGTTCACGCAGCTGGGCGGCGTCAATCGGTGTCTTGGGCTCCATGTCCGGGAAACGCACACCGTCGATGTCCAGAACGATGGTCTCGGTCAGGGCTTCGTTGTCGGTGTAGCCGGCCCGGGTCTCGTGTTTGAGGTCCTTGGTCAGAGACCCCTTCAGGAGACAATGGCCCTTCTCTGCATGCTCTTTTAGAAGTTCGGTCTTCTGCCGCATGCCTTCTGCGGTTTTGGGTACTTCAAAAACATGACTCGTGACTCGTTTAATCCGAGGGTAAGACTCGACGCGATCTGCGTGAAAAGCCTTTACCATCGGTTTATAGCCACTGAGAAAGGTCACTTTCATGGCATACCCCCATAGATTTCATACTCATCGCGGCACTCTGCATCACAGAATTTCAGCCCTTCTGGCAGTGTCTCATCGCAGTAATGGCAGCGGCCTTTAGGCTTCAACTCCGGCTTTCGATGACGCAGGGCATTCTGGCGGTGCAGCTCCTCGAGTTCGGCGGCGCGTTCCGCTTCATCTGCCATTGATCAGCTCCTCACGCAAAATCTCAATGCTTGTGGGGCCTTCAAATTCCAGGCAGACACCATGAGAACCGCGGGTCTCGACAACGCGAATCCACAGTTCCTGGTCATCCAGCTTCACGCGAACGCGTTGATCACGTTTACGGCCGATGAGTAGACGTCCATTTTTTTCTTTCAGCATTCGTGCATTTCCGCTCTCCTTCATAGTGGTTATTTCGAGTAGTTTTCAGCGATGCCGCCCTCACTTGCCAGGGACAAAGTTCCGTCATTGCACCAGGCGGGTGGGGTTGCCATGATCTCCCCCATCATGGCGTAGGCTTCTTCTGCGTGCTGGTCGGGGGCCACGGCCACGATCTCATCGTGTACGGTGAGGGCGATCGCACCCCCCATCGGGAGAAGGTGTTGCTGGATTTCCACCATCATGTCGCTCATGACGATACGAGCCAGCGCCTGGATGATGTTTTCCATCAACAGGCCGCCATACAGCGACTTGAAGAACTTGCCTTCCCAGTAGTGGAATCCCCGCCGGTCGCCTTCCTCGAAGTACTCTAACTTCGGGTAGGTCATGGGCAGACCGGACGGCAAGATAAGGCGCCCGCGTTCAACCTGCAGGCATTTGTAGGTGTACGGTTTCTGTGAGCGGGAGGCCATATCGAAGATGACCTGCTCGTTGCGCTTCCACCCGCGGACGATGGCGGCATTCTTGCGGCGCCAGGTGTTTACGGTCAGGGTGGCAATATCTTTGGGCAGCACAACGCCTTTCATGGCGCACTGCACCCAGAATTTGTTGGCCCCCATGTTGTAGCCGAGGCCGAGTTCTGCGGTCTTGCCGACGAAGCCTTCAAGCCAGTCGGGCTCATGCGCATTGTCTTTGTCGGTGATGTTGCCTTCGGCATCCAGGTAGTTGCCGGCGTCATCCATCGCCTTCCGTTTGCGGTCAATCGGGCGGCCGTAAATGTCGGTGGCAAGTTCGCTATAGAGGTCGCGGCCCTGGGCAAAGGCTTCACATTTCCACGCTTCCTCGTTAAACCAGGCATTCATACGACCTTCGATGTTCGACAGGTCGCGGACCAGCACCTTGTGGCCGGGGGGAGCGCACAGGCTCAGACGGTAAGGGGAACCCCGTTTAAAATTTTGTGGGTTGATTTTGTTCGTACCGGACCAGCGCTTTGTATGCGCACCGCAGTATTTAAGGAGTAGTGCGAGACGGCCTTCCGGATTGTGGGGATTTGGTTCAGCGTGCTTGAGCAGTCGCGCGCCGCGGTTACGTTCCCCGGAACCCTTAACACTGAGCCGGGCATCCCAAATGTGTTGCAGTTCGGGATGCGCGGCGCGGATCTGCAGAAACTCGAGATCGTCTTTGCCAAGGGCGAGCTTGGTATTGTCGGGATTCTTGGGCGTGGGGCTGGCGATTGTAGGTATTGCGATGCCATGGTCGCGCTCCAAGCGTTGGGCAAATTTATCGTTGGAAGCGAGCGTGGATTCCGGCCAGCCGGAGGCAATGATCAACTGACGGTTTTTCTCCACCTCGGCTTGCATGTGCTGTTCAGTGAGTTTCCGGTCAAGGACGATCTGTGGGTGGATGAACATGCGGTGGGTCATGTCCATCACTTCCAGTTCCTTACGGGGGAAGTACTGGATCATTTCCGCAAAGGCGTCGAAGGTCAGGTCGACGTCATTAATGCAGTAACCACCGAGCGTTTCCAGCTGTTCGTGGGCGGGTTCCCGGATACCGTCGACGGTTTCCAGTTCTTTGCCTTTCCGTTTGGTGGGGTCGTTAGGGAATAGCCGTTCACACAGGGCGTCAAGGCTGGCGGATTCCTGCGCCCACAGGGCGTTGCTCATTCCCTGAGTGCAGTAATATTTTCCTGCGGCCAGGCCGTAGTACCACGACAGAATGGCGCCATCGAACGGTACATTGTGGGCCAGCAGGGCGTGATCGTTGCCGGGTGTGAAGATGGATCTCAGGTGGTAGGGGAGGTCGTCCGTCAGCCATACGGTGGGCTCGCGGTCGATCTTGATACCCACACCCTGGACATAGAACCGGGGATCGAAAATGTATTCCTCATAGGTGAGGAATTTCAGTGAAAACGTCGGCTGGACGATTTCCTGCTTTTTGCTATTGGTGACGGGTTTGCCGTCCGCATCGCGATTACGGCTGTTGTAGTAGGTTTCGAAGTCGAGTGTGATAAAAGACATGCGTAATCCTTCCAGTCAGGCTGCCGAATATACGCAATGTATATAATTGAGGTCAAGCGGTAGGGCAGCTGCGTTCGAGTATTGAGCGTGCTTCCTGCACAAGCCCAGCATAGGCGCGCTGGGTTGCGGCGGAGGGATCGCCGTGTCCATTGATTAGCGTGGCGAGAATTTCGGGTATTGAGTGCCCGTTTGTGTAGTGTAGGAACAGTATGGTCAGCCCTTTGTGGTGGAGTTGTGCGATGACATCCCGGGACAGATGGTGCTCGAGTTCCTTGATGAACGCATCAAGATCCTCCTGGAGGAAGTCAGGGGTAGAGTCGTAGAGGCTTTGGTACATAGTGCGGGGCTAACAGAGGGGGATAGATGTTCGGGGGGTCGGGTCCTCCAACCAAAGCGATCCTTTCGCTCCCCGAACAAATCGTTACGTCAGGATAGTGGGCCGGTGGGTACCACAATCCGCGACAGTGTTTATGTATATCTGAAGGCTTTCATGATGATCGAGCAGATGTTCGACATCGGGGTCAGATGGGGAGAGCACTCCCCGCTGGACATCGGCAAGAATTTGGGCGTGTGTCGGGCTGCAATCCACGGCATCAATATCCCAATTTTCTGCTAACGTCGTGATGAACTGTTCCTGAGCTTGTTCGGGGTTATCGGCATGGAAGACCATGGCCAGGTCTTCCCAGTCACCGTAGTTGCGCCCTGTGATCAGGTAGTAGCGCATTCCGATTCCCCCTCAAGAAGCTCGAGCGACCAGTCGCCGTAGTAGACGCCGTCGTAGTAGAGCATGTCATCGTGAAAGTGCAGGGGGTCACGCTGCAGCATCGGCTCGGTGATTTCGCCACTGGCGAAGGCGAGGTTGATCGATGCGTTATAGGTGATATGGCACCACTTCAGTGGGCCGATGGACGGGCCTTCGGTACCCCAGTCATCCATCTGTTGTTCTGGGTCTGTGCGACCGTGCGTCATGGTCAGGTACAGGCCGGGTTGTTTGGTGCACTCATACTGCTGGGTCTTGAGGAGCACTTCCAGATTCATAGGACCTCCATGGTATTTCAAAACAGGATATGTGCATTGTGTATATCCTGTGGGAAAAATTTTTCTTCCTAATAACCGCGTAGCGAGCGCTGCATGAACGAGCCGAGGCGCAGGTGGAGTTGCTGTAACTCGCCGATGGTGCGTTCGTCCAGCTGGTCATTCTCGAGCATCTGACAGAGGATGCCGACGGCGGTGGTCGGATGTTCGTAGATCCACTGGAAGGCTTGCATACGGTTGTAATGATTGGCTTTTAAGATCGCTTTGTTTTCCACGGTTATTGTTCCTGTAATCCTTAGGTAAGACATCGGCCTGTGGATGGCCGGTTTTGGATTATAGGAGTAGTCTGACCAATGTGACAATTGCGTTTTACCAGTTAATCGCGGACGAGTAATGCGACGAAAGTGTGAAATACATTAGGTTCTCGCGCATTACTCATCGGTTGTAGCAAAGTGCTACCGTTTTATTCGTTTTCTGATGTGTGGCATCCGCAGGTGTCAGCATCCGTGTCACCGCACTCCTGGCAGCAACCGCATTCGTCGCGGTCGGAGGTATCGCAGATAGGGCAGCATGTGCACTCGCCCTCGACGTTCTCGCAGTTGGTGCAGCATCCACACTCGTCGCGATCCGTACCATCACAGATACCGCAGCAGGTGCAATGCTCGTTCTGACAGTCTTCGCAGCAGTCGCAATCCCCGTGATAGCGGCCTTCGCCCCAAGTCAGAGCGTCGCAGTGGTTGCAGCGAATATCACCGTCGTCATCCTGATACTCGTCTTCTGAGTGATCGCACCGTTCGCTCCCACACAGCTGATCGAAACCGCGGTTGCCTCCGGTATGTTCGACCCAATTCAGGGTCAGGTTACCTTCGGCATCGAGTCGGGCATTCAGGTTCTTGCCGCTGCTGCTGTCCCAGAAATAGTCTTCGTTGCCGCGGTGATCCCCAACTTCAAACCAGGGGTACTCCTCCGGGGAATCCCAGTCCGTCAGGGCCCAGCGCCACCATTCCATGCCAGCGGAGTCGGCGTTGTACGCCTGGCCCAGGAAGGCCAGCAGGATATCGTTCGCAGTACGCAGATCTCCGGATTGCGCGGCATTGGTGACGGCGCCCTCGAAATCGCCCAGGCAGGGGGCGTAGCGGTTCAGTACGTGCGGATGCGGTGTGCCGTGGCCGGCATAGCCTGTAGGGGCACATCTTGGCGATTCGTCTGTGGGGAACTTGAGATAGACGTTTACGGCCCCATTATCCTGAAAACGCAATATCACACGGGTATCTGGTAGCCGGATGGTGGGTATGGTCCCGCCGTTCAGCCAGCGGTACGGGTTGTTATCCGGCTGCATCAGGACACCGGTCAGAACCCAGCTGATTGTGTGTTCGGCGGCATCGATCCGCACGCTGCCCGGGACATATTGTGGGATGTTCTGTAGTTCCACATCCATACCTTCGACGGTGAAGGTGAGTGGGTTGCCCCGCAGCCGCGCGTGTTCGCGGCTGTGATTCAGTAGTAAATTGGCGGCGTGGCGGATGTTCCGCTCGGTATCCGCAAGTTGGGTGACCAGGCGATGATGTTCATTGGTGCGGTAGAGAACATCACCCGGGCTAAATGCTTTATCGCGGATATAGTTCCGGAGTGCCTCTGACAGAGCGGTTTCCGGCAGGTTTTGCCATTCTTCATTCATGGCGATCCACTGCTCGTGTTCTTTTATGGTCTCCCGCAGGTAGGCGAGGTCGCGCCGGTAATTTCGGATGGTGCGGTGTTGCTGATCACGGGCGGTGATCAGTTCTTCCTTCCGCAGCTGTGTCGGATCGAAGTGGATAACCGGGGGTTCCGGGTTGCGGGTTACAGGTTCGGGTTCGCGGGGCTGGGCTTCGTCCTGTTGGGGGGCGGGCCGACCGGTGAGGATTTCCAGATCACGCAGGGTGCGCTCACGTCGGTGGACATCTTCATCGATCTGCAGGTTCAACAGGGAATCGTTGGTGGCGACCCAGGCATAAGCGCGGTAGTTGCGCCAGTGGTTATATTCGGGGCCTTCGTCGAAGGCGGTAGGTCCGTGCCCGCGCAATTGCATAAAGGCACTCGCCACATATTCATACTGAGCCTGGCTCAGGTTAGCGGTGAGGACATAGTCGCCTGGGGCCAGTGGGTCGGCAGTTGTGGCGACGATGGCGCAGTCTTCGATGCGATCGTATTCATCGATCGCGATCAGTTCGGCGGTTAATCCCGGCATGGGTGGAATCCTCGATTAGCTCGCAAGTTTGGGGGCGTCGTTGTCTGCTTCCTCGCGCTGGTGCCACGGCATAATGGCGTCGAGCCAGTCATCGCCGAGCACGGTGCCGTAGTAAATGATTTCCAGGTCGCTCAGATCAGTAAGACGCGGGTCTTCCGGGTCGGCGGTATAGAGACTCCATTCCTCTACATCCGGGGCTACGCCGAGACCTTCCAATTCTTCGCGCAGGCGTTCTTCGTCGAACGCGCTGATGGCCGGGGTGTAATTGACTACGTAGGCCGGTGGGTATCCGACAGCGAAGCAGTCGCGAATGGTCTGACTGCCATTGCCCGGGAGGAAATCATCATCCTCGTCAAAGAGGCTTCTGTAGCCTTGCCACTGGTCGTTCCAGTTGCGCAGATCTGACCAGTTGTCGCGGGCGGGCAGCACGTTGCGATCGACCAGTGCCTTGAGTTCGGCGCGGTCCTCCGGGCTCAGGGCATTGTGCTGGATGCGCTCATCCACACATTGATGGATCAGGTTGGCGTTAACGTCGTACACATCGACTTTAGAGGCCCCTTTTTTGTTGTAAATGCCACGGATGAAAAGGGGAACTTCTTCCAGGTACTCGGCCACCTGTTCTTCATCTTGTGCGGAGGGGGAGACCCCCATGTCCACGTGGGAGTGGCCCCAGTAGATGAGGCGCGGGCGCCCCTTGCTGTCAGCGTAACGGTCGGTGTCCAGCAACTCGTTGCACAGGCGGTGGTAGTCGTCGGTGTCGATTTCGGTCTCGGTGCCGTGCACGCGTTGCTTGGGGACAAATATCTCATCGATCAACAGATTGCCATCGTCCAGCTGGTCAACGGTGCCCAGCCAACCGACTTCTTCCTCGTTGTAATCGATCAGAAAACGGATGATTTCCCAGGCGCGTGGTGTGTAGAACACGGTCGGCGCCGTCGGCGGTGCAGGTACTACCAGCGGTGTGGATTTGCGCAGAGTATCGCTGGACTTCACTGGGTACTTGAACTGGCGTTTTGGTTTGGCCGGTGTTTTGTTGGTCGGTTTTTTGGCCGATGTCTTTGCCGGCAATTTGGTCAGAGCGGTCATCACAGTTTCTCCGCGCCGAGAACGGCGACTTGCAGGTTGAGGTTCAAGCGGGCGTCGAGGGGTTCGCCGCGGCAGAGCAGGATGTACTGCCATACCGCCCAGTTGGCGATGACACTGGCGGTGGGCCCCACCGAAATGGAGGCGCCGCAGGCGCTGACTTCGGCTTCGTCATCGTCGATCAGGGTGGCAAGCCAGCGCTCGCCTTCGAGGGGGTTGTTGGGGTTGAAACTCAGGATGTTGCCGTAGCTGGACGCCATGCGGGTTTCGATGACGTACATGATCTCCGGGTTCATATCCAGTTCGGCATTGAAAATCTCGCGGCGGCTTTCCATGGTGTCGGTGAGCAGGAACACTACGCCTTTGAGTGGTGCCTGAGCATCAGGCACACGGCGGTTGATGAACCGGATGCTGTCTGGGATCTGCTCCTCGATGTAGCTGGTGTACCACTCGGCCAGTGCCTGTACTTTCGGGATACCGACGTGATGCTGACCGTAGAGCTGGTTGGCCAGGTTGTGGGGCTCAACCGTGTCGAAGTCATAGACGGTGAGGTCATCGACGCCCAGTTTGATCAGGGCTTCGAAGACACGGCTGCCGGTAGCGCCGGCGCCGATGATGGAGACCGGTAACTGGTGGTGTACCGGGTTAAAAATCTCCTGGTGGCGGATCAATGAAATCGACATGGTTTCCTTCCAATTGTGGTGCGGATATTGGAAACCCCCCGCCGCTGAGGGCGAATTCCCGGTCGCCAACTCGGGCTCAGGTTTTGGGGGGTTTCCAATACCCGCACGGAGCGAGTATTGGGGGCCGGTAGCAGCGGCCCTGGCCGGTAGGGTTAGCGGTTACCCTTGGCGCCTTTCGCAATTACCACGCGGGCGCCATCGGTCAGCGGGGTGTCCAGGTCGGCCTGGGTGCCGTTCACCTGTACGGTCTGGCCTTCGTCGACGGTCTTGCCGGCGTACTCGAGGGCTTCACGAACGGTGGCGCCGTCTTCCAGTGCTACTTCAACTTGGGCGCCAGGTACTTTCACTACTTTTACGTCGATCATGGATGTAATCCTCTGTTGTGATCTTTGGCCTTAGGTTTGATACCCGGGGACCGTGGCCAGCGGTCTCCGGTGTGTATTCGCATTGCGTATATAGTGGGGCCGATTAAGCAGCGGCAGTCTCGCAATCACTGACTGAGTACCAACCCCCGAGAACGAGGTCTGGGGTTAGCTGGCGACCGGCCAATACTGGCGCGTCCTCAGTGGCGGTCCAGGACTGTTTGTCGTTGGCATCCCAGTAGAGCGCTTTGTAGCCCGGGTTGCAGGGGCCGCCCTCGGTTCGGGAACCGACGTAAGGGCACCCCGCAGTTTCGAACACAGTTGAGATCGCGACTTGTACGGCCTGGGGCAGGTGTTCGGTCACGATCCAGTCGCCTTTGCGCAGTGGTACTCGTGCTTGTAGTACCTCTGCGGCAACCAGTTCGCGCAGTTCGCCGGTAGGGACTGTAACGGCACGCTGATAAATGCCATTTTGATCCAGGTACAGGACACTAAGGTCGGCATCACAATTGGTGCCGGCAGCCGATCCGGGCTGGCTCGCAAGGGCGAATCGCTGTGCCACTTTTTCGTAAACATCGGCCTCGAGATAGCGCGCATCTACGTAGTCGCCGGGGCGCAGGGTCAGGTAGCTTGCTGCAGCCTGGGTGTGGCGCAGAACTTCCAGGATATGTTCGCCGGTCAGCGGGACACGGCTCATATCCATTTCGTTGTTGACTGCGTTGGCTTGGTCGACCTTCTCATTGATCTGCGAGACGTAGATGTAATTGAAATCCTCGAATCCGCGCAGGTTGGTAATGTCTCCGTAGGGGGATTGATAGTAGTACTCGCAGACCCTGCGCCAATCTTCGTCGTTGAGGTCGCTACGTTCGGTGTAGATGCCGGGGAACAGCATGCCCCAGCCGTTATCGCCTGCAACGTCGACCCGGTTTGGCTGGGTGAGTGAGGGGATATCGTCAATAACAGCCATATCCGGAATCGGCGGGTTGGCACCGGGTACATGCTGGGGGAGTTCGACGGCCTCACGTGCACGGAGGATCACCGGGGCAGGGGTGTCATCTTCCCAGTAATAACCGAGAACCTGACCAGGCTCGACCTGGACCAGGGGGAGTAGCCATTTCAGGAAATCTTGCAGCCGGGTCGGTTCCGGTAGATATCGAGACCAGGAATTTCCGCCACAATAAGAAAATCCAACGTAGTGTGACCACCCGTCAACACGGAAGAACTCCGGGAGGTCTTCGCTGGCGACGTTTATTATTTGGGTTACTTCCGGGGTGGCATTGAAGACCTGTCGCAAATATTGACGGTCTGCATCGGTACCTGCGGCATTGCGAACTATACGCAGGTGCAGTATGCCAGGGCGGGTTAGATTCATGTGCTTTGATCCTCAAAAGCGGTGAGCGCTAAATATATGCAATGTATATATTTAGCGTCAAGACTTAGATTGGCGATAGGGCTTGTAGTAAAGACAGTTGCTCTGATCGTTGGTATTACGAGTTACGCCGCAGACCCAGCGCTGGGTATCCAGGTGGATATGGCGTTTGTGTCCGAACTCGCTGGCGGCATGGCCAGCCATAAACCCCGCGATCAACGCGAAGATGAGCATAACCATGGCGGCGTAGATCAGAATCAGACGACTCATGCGGGTTCCTCCTCACTTTGTCGAGCGGTCTCATTGCTCTTTGCTTCCTGTCGGATGCGCGCTACGGTGGCCCCTAGTTCTCGCTGTATTTTTCGGAGAATGCGTTTTTGTTCGCGGCGGGCGCGATACCGGAGAATCGTGCCGGAGATCAGTGCGTGGAGAAGAATGGGCCACAGGAAAACGAGGATAACTTCGGCGGCGCGCTGGTTAGGGTTAGTGGTGTATTGATTTCGGCGGATAAGCCGACGTCGGGTTTCAAAATGGAAAAGAATCCCGATGGCCAGGTACATAAACACAAGCGTCCAGAAAAGCGGCATGATCGTTTCCTCTCGTTATGTATGGAATGCAGTGCCCAGGGGCTAATCTCCCGGGAATTGCCGGGCTCTCCCGACCTAGCTTTCGCACCGCGAGTACGCAGCACAAGTCACTGCATCTGGAAGCCGCCTTCGCCCGGACTGGACTTGCCGGGCGTCCCTGCACGGAAGCGGGGGTGCAGCCCCGCCAAGGCAGCTTTCAGATGAAGTGATGCCCTCGCACAGACCCTCGGGCCAAGGGATCAACCTACCCGCGCAAGGAGTGAACGGACCTGCGCGGCCGTGCTGTACTCACGGAGGAGAAACGCCCTGTACAGACCCTCGGGCCAAGGGTGAAGGAACTGGGTTCGGCGGGGTAGGCCGTTCCCAGCCGCGCTGTACTCGCGGTGAGCATTGTTACCGGCTTGCACGTAGGTCCATGATCGGCATGGCGCCGTTGCCCAGTACGGTCTGTGGCAACTTGCCATCCCAGCTTTCGGCCTGGGTCAGTTCGACCAGTAGCGGGTTGTTGCGCAGGGCTGTGCCTTTGGCGGCGATGGCTTTGGCTTCCGCCTCACCTTTCATGGCGATGCCTTCAGCTTCCGCCTTGGCGATTTTCAGGATGCCCTGGGCTTTTGCGTCTGCGGTATTTACCTCACGCAGGGCTTCGAGGCGCTGGCGTTCCAGTTTGTGTTTTTCGGCATCCGCCAGGTTCTTTTCGGTTTGCTTGGTTTCGATCGACTGCACATATTTCGGGGGCAGAACAATGTTCTCGATCTGCACGTTGTCGATGGTTACCGGGAAGCCTTCCAGCTCCCCGAGCAGGTTGGACTCAATCAGGTTGATGGCTGTATTGCGATCCTGAATGAGCTGCACTGCTTCGAATTTAGGCAGGGCTGCCTTGGTCGCGGAGCGGAATCGGGGATCGAGGACCCGGCTCTCGAACTGGGCCAGGCCGCCATACTTTTTGAACAGCTCGAACGCCGCATCTTTCTGTACGGTCCAGTTGACGCTGACATGGACATTCAGCGGCATCTGCTCGGCCGTAGAGGAGGGCATCTGCTCCTCATTCTTGCGGGTACGCACTTCGATTTCTTCTACGCTTTCGATAAACGGAATTTTGAAGTGCAGGCCGGGGTCAACCTGGTACTGCGCCTGGCTAAAGCGCTTCACAATACCGACGTGGCCTTCTGGTACCGTGTACCAGCCGCCCATAATGACGCAAAAGATAAAGAATCCCAGCAAGCCGAAGCCGATTTGTTTTGGAGTGAAATTCACGCGATGTCCTCGTGTTGTGGTTCTTGGTGGAGTATATGCAATGTATATATTGCGCGCCAGACCCTATTCGTCCCAGCGCCAACCGGGGGCAGGCATCACCTCGTCGAGGTCAGTGGTGCGGGTGATGATGTAGGGGCGAATCTCGTAAAGCGAGACAGCGCCCATTTCGATGTCGGCCCCTACCACCAGCGCGTAGGTAATGCCATTCTCGTCGGGTTCCTCGTAGACGTAGTATTCCCAGAAGTTGCGCAGGATGATGTGTTCGAGTACTTCGATCTCGATTTCACCGTCCTGCTGAATCATTTTCTTCGGCATAGCTACCTCAACAGCAGAACGCGTGGCCGACGACGGCGACGGTGAAGGCCAGTATCAGCAGATGATGTCTTTTCACGACTTCGATCTCCTAGTCGGTTGAGTGTTTGGTGGGGTCAGATGCCCCCACCGGGCGTGCGCGGTACGCTCCAACTGCTCAGGATCACTTCGCAGGTTTCTTCGTCACCGCCGGGGTGTTGCGTGATGCGCAGTGCATGGCGGCACATCCGTTGTGCCTTACGCTCGGCATCCCATGGCGAGTTCAATGAGGCGGCACGGTGGACGCCGAGAAAACTCATGGTTTCGGCGTAATAGACGGTGTCGCTCTGATGTTCGACGCGGGTACTGCTACAGGCGGCGAGCGCCAGTGCAACGATCAAGAGAGTGATGTATTTCATGGTCTTGGCTCATCCTGTGGTTGGGTTTATTCGGGCCCACGGACCCCCACCGGGCGTTGCTGGCACTGGTGCGAGGTCCTGGGATCGGGGTGCCGGGTTCGGCCTGGCACCCTCGCGGGTGAAAACGAAAAAAGCCCCTCTTGCGAGGGGCAGAACGATCAAGCTGACTTGCTGTACTTGGTGAAATCGACGGCGTTGGAGCGCTCCTGGGCGGCGCGGATCTCGGCCTCGCGCTGAAGGTCGGCGGCACGGTCGCGCTGGGCGATGTACTCGTCGATGGTTTCGGCTCCAACGAACTGGTTGTTCTCGGGGTTAACGACGTAGCCAACCATCAGCCCGCGATACAGGTGCTGGTTGAACATGGTCGGTCGACCGAAGCGCTCGCGCTCGGCAGCAGCGTAAAGTCCGTGCAGGTGCGCATGGAGCATTTCGGTGCACTCGATCAGCACCTGTGCCGGGATCGGGTTCTCGACGCTGCCGGCGTACTCGCCGAAGGCCTGGGTGCGCATCTGTTCGCCCCGTTCGTCGTCGATACCCATGCGGGCTTTCTCGGCTTCCAGCTGCTGTTCGAAGCGATAGCGGCCGTATGCAGCCTTGGCGCCTTCGCCGACCAGCGAATTCATGACGCGCATGGCGGTGTTGGGGTCAAGAACGGGGATCTCGCTCTTGAGCGCTTCGAACACGTGCTCGGTGGGTACGTTGTCGACCAGCCCGCGCAGGAATTTGATTGCAGCGAGGCGGACGGCTTCGGTGCGCTCGACGTTGGGGTTGGCCTGGGCAGCGCGGCTACCAACGACGGCACGTTCTTTCAGGGTTTGGATTGCGCGTTCGGCGGTGAAAATGATGAAATCGTTCAGTGCTTCCATGGTTTCGGTCCTCGAAAAATGTTTGGATATAAGGCGGAATTGCCTCACGTGGCGAAAACCCTCTCCGCGGGGGAGAGGGCTGTCGTGGTCAAAATTCGTCGCCGCGCGCGAACATGCGGGCGATCGCCTGACGTTTGAACTCGCGGAAGTTTTGCTCCCAGATCAAGTCCTCGTAACCTGCCGGTAGTGCTCGGCGTCCCTGCCACATATCCCAGATCGCCTGATCGGTGCGGGCCATGGTTTTTTCCGGTGTGCTGCGTGCATGGGCGCGCTGGATGCTGTGGTAGTAGTTGTCGAGGTGCGGTTCTTCACGGGGCGCATTCTGCGGATGGAAGTCGATTTCAGTTTGCAAAGCCATGTCATATCTCCTGTGGTTAATGACATGGCAAAAAACCCTCTCCATTGCGGAGAGGGGCGCGGCACTTAGGCCGCTTCTTTGGCGAGGGTGAGTTGTTGCTTGAGCACCTTTATCAGGTTCTCGCGCTGTTCGAGGACATGGCCTTGCAGGACAAATAAGGTCTTCACGGCTTCCAACTGGTGCTTGAGGTCTTCGTGCTTTTCCCGCAGTGCTTTGTAGGCATTCTCATGCTGCTCCATCGCTTCCTCATGCGCGCGTTGCAGGTGCTGGTAGCGCTGTTGCATCACCGTCAGTTCATGACTGACTTTGTTGTACTCCTCAATGGTTAGTGGGGTTTCCTGACCAGTGATTTCACACTCGAGAATCGGAGTTTCAACAGCAGTCAGAATGATTACGTGAGTCATGTGTCATTTCTCCTTATGTGTTGATGACACTGATAAAAACCCTCTCCCATTTTGGTTTGAGGGTGCGGGAACCTCGGTCCTAGGACCAGGGCTCGGGGTTAAGTTTTTCTCTCCAGATATATGCAATGAGTATATATTAGCGTTGACTAATGGCGATGTGAATACCCGGTAAGCGCTTCGATATCTTGGTGCATGACCTGGTCGTTGAAGCGCAGAGCCTCGATCCAGCCTTCCAGTTTCTCGGTTCGCGATTCGAGGTCTGAGATCCGGGGTTCGAGGTTACAGGCTGAGGATTGGGGCCTGGGTTCGGGTTCTGGGACCGGGGTCCGACCGGTGGCCACAATGGCAAGGCAGGCGAGGGCGATGGTGGCGGAAATTCGGATAAGAGTGCGCATGTAATGACCTATTTCAGCGTGAGCGAGGAGGGGGGTTGAGGGCTATGGGACATATGGGACGTTTATTTGCGGTTGCTATTACTATGGGAAATGAAATTTGGTGAGAGCATTTTTCAAAATCTGGGGTGAATCCAACTTTCAAATGTCCCATATGTCCCATAGGGCCTCAAACCCACCAACGGCGCTGCCTCCGGGCGGGACATCAACCGCATTTCTGATGTCCTGCTGATGTCCCATATGTCCCAAGATCATAGGCATTTTGGCCACGCGGTCGGGTGGTTGGCCAGAATGCCGTGGTTGTGGCACACCAGAACCCCGAACCCAGAACCTGCAACCAATGATTTTGGCGCCACAAACGTCCCATATGTCCCGTTGATGTCCCACAAATGGTTAAAAAACACCCAAAAAGGGCCCGAAAAACCTGTATTGGGCCTTAGGCCGGGGTATTTTGGCCAAAGGCTTGCGGGGATGGGTATTCTGGCCACGAACCCCGGTCCTCGAACCGGGTATTTTGGCCAAAATGCCATGGGAACGAAAAAAGGCCCTCTGCCGGGGGCAGAGGGCCTGGGTCCGGGGTCAGAGGCCCGCAAGCAGCAGGCAGCCGCCGACGAGCAGACCAAACAGGGTATAGGCGAGGCAGCAGTATCCGATGATCTTAAACATGGGCCAGTGCCTCCTGCTGGGCGGCCTTGTACTGGCCGATCGAGCCGAGGCCCGCGGACAGGGCCTTGGAACCGAGGACCGCGATCGCGATGGTGAAACCGAGAATCGTGAGTAAGCGCATTGGGGTATCTCCCGTGGTTATGGATTGCACGGGGGAAAGCCCCTCTCGGGGCTTAGGCGCGCATCGGCAGGCCGACGTGGAGCGCGGTATCGATGCTGGTGTTGACCGCGGCGTAGATGTGGCCGGCGTCGTTGCGGCGGACATCGACGATCTCGGCATCGCCGTCGAGCCACTTCTTCAGCTGGCGCGGGGTGCTGCCTTCGGCACAGCGGACGATCAGCTGCACGCCACCGCAGGCGCGCATGTAGGAACGGACAGTGGTGAACTGGGACATATTCGGATCTCCTGTTGATTGAATACGTCGCAGCCAACCCTCTCCTATTCGGCGCAGGACCAGCGGTTATTGATGCGCGGGCCTAGGACCTCGATCCCCGGGCCTGGAACCCCGGACTTGGAATAGGGGTCCCTGGCCGGAAAAGTAGGTTCAGGGTTCGGGAATCGAAATCGGGGAAGGGTGACAGTGTCTTTTCGGGTAGGGGAAGATGAGCCACAGGCATGGGGTCAAAAAAATTTTTTGAAAATTTTTCCGCGAATTTTTCCGCGAACCCCGAACCTGGGACGTGTATAGAAAATCCCGAAATCTGTACATAAATAGCGATTCCGGGCTCTAGGTCCCGGGCCGGGAACCTTGCGGCCAGTTTTGTCGATCACGCACTGGTTAATCCGTATTCTGGGGGCTCCCCCAAGTAACGAGATCCCGCTATGACCGATGCCCCGCGCGTAACCCCCGAGCAGATCGAAGCCAAAATCGTAGATAAAACTTTCCATCGCCTGACCGATGTTTTGACGGTGTGCGTGCTGACGCTGCAGAACGGTTTTACCGTGACCGGTGAGAGCGCCTGCGTGAGCCCGGAGAACTACGACCAGGAGATTGGCGAGCGCATTGCCTACCAGAATGCCTTCGACAAGATCTGGCCGCTGGAAGGCTACCTGCTCAAAGAGGAGACATTCCTGTGTGCGGAAGCCAATCGCGAGATCGACCAGATGCTGGCGGACTGCCCCGATGACCTGGGCGTGTATCTATGCCACAAGGTCGTGCACGCCCGACCGATGAAACGCGGCGAGTACAACCGGTACCGCGGCTGGCAGATCCCGGCCGACGAGAACCCCGAGGATGAGGGCTATCTGGTGATCTACGGCAAGGACACCGAAGACCACCACGAGAGTTGGAGTCCGAAGAAGCAGTTCGACGAAGGCTACGGACTGCTGTTTATGGAAGAAGTGGCCTAAGACTCGATGGCGGTAGACGCCAACACGCGCCAGCGGCAGCGAACCGCGACCGACTGGCCCACCCGTATACGCAAGATCCTGCACCAGGCCCGATCCCGGGCCCAGGGCAAGGGTCTGGGGTTCGAGATCGACCTGGCGTATGTGATGGAGCTGCTGGCGGAAAACGATTACCGCTGCGCGCAGACGGGGATTCCGTTACAGCTCCGGGACCCGGTGACCGGGGCCACCCAGAACCCGTACAGTCCGTCGCTCGATCGCATCGATAACGCGAAAGGCTACGAGCGCGGCAATGTGCAGGTGGTCTGTTACATCTTCAATCAGGCCAAATCCATCTTCACCGATCAGGTGGTGTTTGATTTTATCGAGCGGGTGAAGAACCGGCCTGAAACCGTCGGTGCTGAAAACGCATTTCGGCGTTGACAGAATATACGCAATGCATATACTTTGATTATGGGTGCACTGATCCAAGACAGCGAGATTGCCTACCTACAATCGCTGTACCCTATGTTGAAGCTCAAACCGCTGACGAGCCAACAGGAACAGCTGATCCTGCTGTATATGCGGGGGCAGGCGATCAAGGCGGCCGCTCAGGGCGCCGGTTATAAAAGCGTTTCCTCTGCGCAGAACTTCCTGCGCTCGGAGAACGCGGTCGCCATCATGGAGCACCTGCGCAAGCGCGAGTTCGATGATGTACGGATCACGCTGGATTCGATCACGTCCATGTTTCTTGAGGCCTACCACCGCGCTGGTACCGCGACCGAAATGGTGATGGCAACCCGGGAACTGGCCAAGCTGCACGGGCTCTATCCGGACAGCAAGAAAGCGGCGGTGGAAATCAATATCGGCAATGTGGAGAGCATCAAGCAGCTGGAACGGCTTCCAGATGCGAAGCTCTTGGAACTTGCCGGGCCGGCCTTTGACGGTGTCTTAATCGAGGGACAGGCAGAGCAACCCGACTCTGGAGACTGAGTCCACTTTCCAATGCCCACTGTGCGAGCAGGAGACGTTCACGACCCTGCGTATTGAGGGGCTGTGCAGTACCTGCCATTCACAGTACCCGGATCGCAAGTCCCGGCGCGCGGCGCTGCTCGATAAAGACCGCGGGCAGCGCGAGGCGTTTGCCGAGCTGGCCCGGGAGACCGGCAACAGAGTTGTTGAACCCCAGCAGGCCGCCATTGAGGAGCTGGCTCGCCGTGAGCTGGCCCGCCGCAAACTCATGCCGTTTATCACCCGTTTCCTGCCGTCCTATGAAGCAGGGTGGGTGCACCACGATATCTGCGCGCGACTGGAAAAGTTCTCACAGGACGTCGCCGACAAAAAATCCCCGCGACTCATGCTCTTTATGCCGCCACGGCACGGTAAGAGCGAGATTGCCTCCCGTAACTTCCCCGCCTGGCACCTGGGCAAGCACCCGGAACACGAGATTATCGCGGTTTCGTATTCGTCTTCCCTCGCATTGAAATTCTCGCGCAAGGTGCGCTCGATGCTGCGTGAGCCCGGTTTCGGCGAACTGTTCCCGAACTGTGTTCTCGATCCCGATACCCAGAGCCTCGAAAACTGGATGACCACCAAGGGTGGCAGTTACATGGCCGCGGGTGTATCGGGCCCGTTGACCGGTAACGGGATGCACGTGGGCATTATTGATGACCCGGTGAAAAACCGCGAGGAGGCCGAATCCCAGACGGTGCGCGACAGCCAGAAGGATTGGTACACCTCGACGTTCTACACCCGCCTGGCGCCCGGTGCCGGCATCCTGGTGATTTTGACCCGCTGGCACCACGACGACCTCGCCGGTTGGCTTCTGCGCGAGGCGGAAGACGGTGGCGATCAGTGGGAAGTGGTCATGTACCCGGCGATCGCGGAGCAAGATGAGACACACCGCAAGAAGGGCGAAGCCCTGCACCCGGCGCGCTATCCGCTGGAAGCGCTCCACCGTATCCGCCGTGCCGTCGGTCCGCGCGACTGGCAGGCCCTCTACCAACAGCAGCCCACGGGAGACGAGGGTGACTATTTCCGCCGCGAATTTTTTAGGTTTTACGAACCGGAAGACCTCCCGCCACTCGGTGAGCTTACGCGCTATTCGGCGTGGGACCTTGCCATCGGCGAGAGGGAAAGCAACGACTGGACCGTGGGCGTTACTGTGGGTGTTGATCGCTCTGAGCGGATCTGGGTACTGGACGTGCGCCGCGGACGATGGGATTCCCTTGGTATCTGCGACCAGATACTGGACAACTTCGAACTCTGGCGGGAAACCGCAGTGGGGTTGGAACGGGGCCAGATATCGATGGCGATAGGGCCGCTGCTGCAGCGGCGTATGGCCGAGCGAAAGCTGTGGGACTTCCCCTATGACGAGAAAGGGTTGAAGCCCGGCAAGCGCGACAAGCAGCTGCGTGCGCGGCCGATCCAGGGGCGCATGCGCCAGGGCATGGTGATGTTCCCGCGCCCGGGCAGCAATGGCTGGATCGACAGCCTGATACAGGAATTGCTGGCATTCCCGAGCGGGGTCCACGACGACCAGGTCGATGGCCTGGCGTGGATCGGCCAGATGATGCAGGAGTTCACCATTACCCCCGAGCAGGTTGAGAAGAAACCGTCCTGGCGGGACAAGCTCAACGAACTGACCCGTCGGCAATCGACCGGGGCCACACACATGGGTGCCTGATATGCAAGAAGGTGATGTTTCTCCCACGGTTCTGGATGAGCCTTACCCCTGCGAGGACTGCAAACACCAGAAGACGTGCGCGCGGTTCGAGATCAGCTGCAAGAGTTTCCACATCTACGTGAACAACAAGGGTCGCCTCGACAAGCGGTTCCGGCACCCGACCCTGAAGTGGTTCTACCGCACCTTTCACAAGCAGAGGAAGTCCCCCGATGCCCGAGAGCAACCAATTCGTTTTGTTACCGCAGCAGGTGCAGGCGTTTCGCATCAGTAATTTGTTCGCCCACCCCATGGACCCGAGCCGGGTGGTGCTGGAATGCGGCAGCCGTCCCCCGTTCCTGATCGCCGCAGATAGCCGCTACAGCTGCGACAACTTCCACCCGCCGGTCCCCGGTTGCTGGCTGGTACTGTTCCCGCACGGCGAGGTGGATATTTTCACCCCCGACCAGTTCCATGACCGCTTTGTGGAAGGCGAACTGAATGAAACCAACAACGTAACCCAGAACCCGGAGACCCGACATTGAAAATCTACATTACCCGTGTGGGTGAACACCTGTTCCCGAACCCGCTACGCGCGACCGAGCAGGCCGCCGGATATGATCTGGTCTCGGTTGAGGACTGCCTGATCCGCCCGCATGACCAGGTACTGCTACCGACCGGTTTCGCCTGGGAAATCCCGGAGGGGCACGTGGGGCTTGTGCGGCCGCGCTCCGGCTTGTCGGCGAAGTATTTCCTGGACGTGGGCGCCGGGGTGATCGATGCGGACTTTCGCGGCGAGGTAAAGGTGCTGCTGCGCAACTTCAGTCCGCGCCCGTACCAGGTGAATGCTGGCGACCGCATTGCGCAGATGGTCGTGACCCCCTGTGTGATGGGGGAGACGGCGGAGATCGCGTTCCTTGACGATACGGTGCGCGGTGACGGCGGCTACGGTTCCACGGGTGTTTAAGTAGATCACGGCTACCTGCATACCTAGAATATACGCAATGCGCATACGAAGCCGAAGCCGAACCCCTGTTCTATGACCCCAGCCGCCATCGACCAGACCAGAGACGAGACCGCCATTGCCGATGAGCAGTGGCGGATGTTCACCCGCGCCCTGGATGCGGGACACCGGGAATACCTGGAAGACGCTGCCAAGTTCGAGCGGTTTTATCGCGGCGAACAGTGGGACGCGGAGGATCTGGCGAAACTGGTGGCGGAAGGGCGCCCGGCACTGACCATCAATATGGTGCTGCCGACCATCAATGTGGTACTGGGCGAACAGTCCGGCCGCCGGGTGGAAATGCAGTTCAAGCCGGCCGACGGTGCGACCCCGGAAAATGCGTTCGCCCTGACCAAGATGGCGATGGCGATCGGCGACGCCAACGATCTGCCCTGGGTGGAGAGCACCGTATTTGCCGATGGCCTGATCCAGGACCGCGGCTACTTCGACGTGCGCATGGACTTCGACGACAACCTGCGCGGCGAGGTGCGGATCACGGACCTCGACCCCGGCGATGTGGTGCCGGACCCGGATGCGAAGGACTATGACCCGCGCAAATGGAACGAGGTTTTCATCACCCGCTGGATGTCGGTGGAGGAGATCGAGGAGACCTACGGTACCAAGGTAGCGACCAAGCTACAGAACGCCGTGGCGACCAATGACTACTTCGGCCGGGATTCGATCGAGCTGGCCACCAATACCTTTGGCGATACCGCGCGCACCTACGTCGAGACATCGGCGGGCGACAAACGCTGGATCAAGCGTGTGCGCGTGGTGGAGCGCCAGTATTACAAGAACACCCGTATTTTCTCCCTGATCAACGCCGATGGACTGCAACGGGAACTTCCGGCGGGCACCACCAAGAGTGAGGCGGAGGCCATCGCCAGGAAGTTCGGGGTGTTTGTCTACGGCAAGACCAAGCGCAAAGTGCGCTGGCGCGTGACGGCCGACCATTTCGTGCTGCACGACGAGTGGAGCCCGTACCAGACCTTTACCGTGGTGCCGTACTTCCCGTACTTCCGCCGCGGCAAGCCGTTTGGTGTGGTGCGCAATCTGATCAGCCCGCAGGAACAGCTCAACAAACTCAGCTCCCAGGAGCTGCACATCGTGAACACCACGGCCAACTCCGGCTGGGTGGTGGAGCGCGGTGCGTTGCTCAATATGTCGGTGGACGAGCTGAAAGAGTACGGCTCGAAGACCGGCGTGGTCCTCGAGGTTGGCCGTGGCATGGCGGGGGCAGTCCAGAAGATCAAGCCGAACCAGATCCCCAGTGGTATTGACCGTATTACCCAGAAATCCGCGCTGAATATCCGCGAGATTTCCGGCGTGAATGCGGCCCTGCTGGGAGACGAATCGCCGGAAGTGTCCGGTGTGGCGCTGGAATCGAAAGAGACCCGTGGCCTGGTGCAGATGCAGCCGGTGTTGGATTCTCTCGCGCGCACCCGCCACCTGTTGGCGCGCAAGGTGCTCGAGCTGATCCAGGATTTCATTACCGAGGAGCGCACCGTCTTCGTGACCAACGAAGCAGAGCCTGGCGCGCCGCGCGTGGCGATGCCGATTAACAAGGTCATGCCGGACGGTAGCGTCTTGAACGATGTGACCACCGGCAAATACGACATTGTGATTGGCACCATGCCGACCCGCGACAGTTTCGACGAGGTGCAGTTTGCCCAGGCGCTGAACCTGCGCAACGCCGGTGTGATGATCCCGGATTACCGCGTGATCCAGTACAGCCAGCTCGTGCACAAGGACGAGATTGCCGAGGAGGTCCGCAGCCTGACCGGCTTGGGCGAGCAGTCGCCGGAGCAGCAGGAAATGGCCATGCGCGCTGCCATGGCTGAACTCGAGAAAGCCGAGGCCGAAGTGGCTGAGAAGCGCGCGAAGGTCGAAAACCTACAGAGCCAGTCGCAGCTTAATGTGGCGAAGATCGTCGACATGGAGCGCGATGACGAACGCCAGCTGCGCGAGCTGGAACACAAGACGGCCATGAGCCGCGAGAACAATACGTTGCGCCAGAACCTGGCCACGCTGTCCGCTGTGAACAAGCTGGACACCATTTCTCTCCAAGCACAAACCCGACCCCAACCCGGAGCAAACAATGGGCACTGAAACTGACCTTCAGCCAATGAATTTTTCCGACATCCTCCCTGGCGCTGACGATGATTGGGACCACGGCGGCGGCGAGGCCGACCGCGGCGACAACCTGGAACCGGCAACCCCGGTAGAAGAACCTGACCCGCAGGACCCGTCGGCAGAAAATCCCCCTGTGGAAGATCCCCCCGCAGAGGACCCTCCTACTGAAGATCCGCCCGCGGAGAATCCGCCTGCCGAAGATCCCCCCGCGGAAGACCCACCAGCGGATCAGGTGGACCCGGCCAAGCTCGAGCGCGAAAAGGACATCATGATTCCGAAGGCGCGCTTCGACCAAAGCCGCCGCCAACTGGATGCGGCCAAGCGCCGGATCGCGGAGCTGGAAGCCCGGATGCAGTCGGCCAACCCGGAGCAGGGCCAGGCGCCGGGAACCCAGCAGCAGGCCGACCTGAATGATCAGATGGTGCAGCTGCAGACCGAGATCAACGAACTGATCCTGGACGGCAAGAGTGCCGAGGCAGCTGCCAAGCAGTTGGAGCTGAATCAGAAACTGATCGAATACGGCCGCAGTGTGGCGCAGCAGGAAGCGGACCAGACCGTAACTAAGCGCACCGAGCAGCAAGCCTATGACGCGGCAGTGGATGAACTCGAGGCGAAGTTCGAATTCTTTGACGCGACCTCGGACAGCTTTGACGCAGAGCTGGTGGGCAAGGTCCAGGTGTTCCGCGATGCGTATATCAACCAGGGCTACTCCCCGGCGAATGCGGTCCTACAGGCGGCGGAAGACGTAGTGAAACTACATCGCCCGGAACTGCTGGAACCGCCGACCCCGCAGCCACCGGTACCTACACCGGCACCCCGCACGACCCCAGTGGAGCGCAATGTGCAGGCGGCCGCGGCACAGCCACCGGCGATGGGTGGGGAGCGCACTACACGTGCGGCGCAGGAGACGAGTGTCAATGTGATGGAGCTGACGGAAGCGGAATTCGACAATCTGACCGAAACGGAACTGCGCCGTCTGCGCGGTGATTTTAACTAACCCGACACCTTAGGGCCGGTTTGTTACCGGGGGCTTGGCCCGGGAGAAAACTCCCGGGTCTTTTTTGTTGAATACGAATATATGCATTGCATATATTGCGGGTATCGCGTGTGGTTCACGAGACGAACCGGGCCCAGGGAGCCCTGATTCCCGACCTCGCTCATCCCGCGGCGATACGCAGGACGGAAGGCAACCACCGAACGGTTCCGCAGTGAAATTCCATCGATTCAAAATTTGGAGGCCACGTAATGGCTGATACAAATTTTGCTGCACTGACGACTGAGCAAAAGACGGTTTGGTCCCGCGAGGTCTGGAAAGCAGCACGCAACTCGAGCTTCCTGGCTCAGTTTACCGGTAAGGGCCCGAACGCCCTGATTGAACGCGTTACCGAACTGACCAAGTCAGAAAAAGGTGACCGCGCCGTTATTCACCTCGTCCCGGATCTGACCGGTGACGGTACCGTGGGTGACTACGATCTGGAAGGTAACGAAGAAGCGATTACCGCCCACGATAAAGTCATCACCATTGACCAGCTGCGTCACGCGAACCGCTCCGCCGGTCGTATGGCGGAACAGCGTTCGGTGATCCGTTTCCGCGAGCAGTCCCGCGACGTGCTGGGCTACTGGCTGGGTGACCGCATCGACCAGATGGCCTTCCTGGCCATGGCGGGTGTGGCTTTTACCCAGAAGAACAACGGTGGCGCCCGCCCGGTCAACAGCACCGGCTACAACCTGGCCGATCTGGCGTTTGCAGGAGACGTAAGCGCGCCGTCTGCCAACCGCCACCTGCGCTGGGATGGCACCAACGGCCGCCTGGAAGTGGGTAACACTGCTTCCGTGACCCCGACCGACCGCCTGTCCTACAAGGCGCTGGTGGAGGCTAAGGCATTTGCCAAAGAGAAGTACATGCGCGGCGTACGCGGCAAGGGCGGCGAGGAAATGTTTCATGTGTTCGTGACCCCACGTGCTATGGCCACCCTGAAGCTGGACCCGGATTTCCTGGCGAACATCCGTAACGCCGGCGTTCGCGGTAACTCCAACCTGCTGTTTGCCGGTTCCAACTCTGTGATGGTGGACGGCATGGTGATCCACGAGCACCGCCATGTGTTCAACACCACCGGCCTGGCGGGGGGTAGCAAGTGGGGTGGCGCGGGCGATGTGGACGGTTGCCGTGTGGCGATCTGCGGTGCCCAGTCCCTGGCGCTGGCCGACATCGGCAACCCGTACTGGGATGAAGAAACCTTCGACTACAAGAATAAGCCGGGTATCTCGATCGGCAAAATTCTTGGCATCCTCAAGCCGGTGTTCCACAGCAATGTGGACGGTACCGAGGAAGACTTCGGCGTACTGTCGCTCGACGTCGCCATCTAAGGTTTCGGCCGGGGGTAACCCCGGCCTTTTCCTGCAACCACAACAATAGGACCAGAGCGTGAAATACGTTTCCCCCAAAGACCTGAAAGTGAATACCACTGACGGTATGCACAGTTTTTTCCTCCCCGCCGGTGAGCCTGTCGAACTTCCTGAGCACCTGATTGCTGCAGCGGTCGTAGGCGGTGCCCGCCCGGTGGCGGAAGGTCAGGCCACCGTTGCGGCCGCTGAAGACGATGCGGTAGTGACCACCGAAGCGGATGCTGCCGTGGAGCTGATCGCCGACGTGATGGCCGCGATTCTCGCGGAGGATAAACCCGAACTCCTGACCAGCGCCGGTATTCCCCGGGCGAATGTGGTTGAGGAGCGCTGCGGTTTTAACACCACCAAAGAGCAACGCGACGAAGCGTGGGCCATTGTTGAAGGCTGATTATGGGCACAATTACCGCTGACCGACTTCTCGATCGGGCACGCCGCATTCTGCAAGACGTCAGCAATGCGTCCCAGCGTTGGACAGATGCGGACCTGCTCGACGGTCTGAATGAAGGTCAGCGGGTGCTCGTAACGCTGAAACCGGATGCGTTCACCGCAGTCAGTTCCGTGGCGCTGGCGGATGACTCCCGCCAGGAGTTGCCCACGGATGCGGTGTCGTTGATCCGGGTGATCCGCAATATGGGCGGCGACGGGGCGACCCCCGGCCGTGCCATCACCCTGACACCGATCCACGACCTCGATGACTTCGAACCGGACTGGCATAACGCCAGTGGTTCCGAAGTGCTGCATTACATGGTCGACGCTGAGGACAACACCGGTTTTTACGTGTATCCACGCGTGGCTGGCGGGCATATCGAGATTAAATACTCGAAGGTGCCAGACCAGGTCACTACCCAGACCTCGCCGATTTCGGTGGCGGATATCTACGATGCCGCGCTGGTGCAATACATCTGCTATTCCGCGCTCAGTTCCGACATGGATGCGGTAGCCAACATGACTCTGGCCAAGGAATTTTTTAACCAGTTTGTGGGATTGGTCACCGGCAAGATTCAGGCCGAGGATCAGGTAGACCCTAACGGGAGACAGTAATGGCACTGTTTAGCGATCTGGTGCCGGAGATCCGCCCGCTGGTGCAGAAGGCACCGATCCCGGTGATTAAAAATGCGATCGTGATGGCGGCGCGCGAGTTGTGCCGCGATGCGTTCTGTTACCGCCTAACGGTGCCGCGGGTGAATACCACCGCGGGACAAAACGAGTACCAGCCGCTGCTGCCAGCGGAAACCCGTATCGTAAAAATTCTGGCTTGGGATTACCCAACCCGGCTGTCTGTACGCAGTCAGGAAGACCTGGACCTGACCATGCCCGATTGGCGGGTTACGCCGGGCCTGACCCGGTTCCTGACGTTGAAGGACGGGCAGACCGTGATCCTGGCGCCGGCACCAAATGCCGGTAGTACCGGGCCGTTGGGCCTGATTCTCGCCTTGCAACCGGTGCGTGCGGCAACCTCCATTGACGATGAGTTTATGGAGCAGCACGCGGAGTACATCATCAATGGCGCGATTGCCATGCTCACCAATCAGGTAGGGCAGGAGTGGTATGCGCCGGACACCAGCACGGTTTATCGGAGCCTGTTCGAAAATGACAAGCTCTCGGCTGCTGCCGCCGCCCGCCAGGACAACAACGCGAAGGCACGCCCGATGACCTATGGCGGAATTTAATTACCAGGTTCTCTCAACGACGGAAATGCGCGATCTCTACCCGGTAGAGATCCGCCCCCGCCTTGAAAAAACCATTACCCGCGCACCCTGTGGGGCACATCCGGAGGACTTCTACCCGGATCTGCTCGACGGGGCGTTTTCGTCGATCACCATCGAGTGCAGCGGTAAAATTATCGGTGTTGCAGTGGTGGAAGAAATGGTCGACCGACTGACCCGCGAGAAGGGTCTGTTTGTCTGGGCGACGGCACTTGACCCTGTCCCCGGCGCGCTCGATTTTTTCGAGGACGTGCTTGACGAAATGGCGGAACGCTACAACTGGCGCTACGTCCGTTTTTCTTCCTCCCGACGCGAGTGGCGAGCCATGCAACGCCGCAAACGGCCCGATACATGGCGAGAAAAAGCGATCGTTTGGGAGAAACAGTATGGGCGGCAGCAGCACCCCGAAACAGAAAACCAGCCAGAGTGAAATCGCGCAGGCGCAGCAGGCGATCGCTAAACATAATGAGCGGATCGATGACGGCTTTGCAGCGCTCGAGGCGCGCATGGTGGATGAAGCGCGCTCGGAAGATTTCAGTAATTTTCTCGGCGGCCGCTCCTCGGCCGATGTAGCTGCCACCGAAAAAGACGCCTACCAGGCCAAGACCGCGACGCCCGGCGCGATGTCGTTACGGGACTTTTCTTCGACCGGCGATGCGGTGGCTTCCGGTGTACGCCAGTCGGAAGTGGATGCGGTGGTCAGTAATGAATCCCTTCGCGATACCAACCGCCTCGGTGCGGCCAAGGTGGGGCAGGATGTCAGTGAATTGACGGCTGCCTCGCTCAAATCCGCCGCGCGCCGCGGCAGTGATACGGCCGCGCAGAAAGTCCAGAACGATATCCTGAAATCCAACGCCCGTACCCAGGCGGTACTGACTGTGGCCAACGGCGCACTGCAGGGTGCGACGCTGCGTGCCGACGGTTACCGCTTCAGTAAAGGCGGCCTGCAAAAAGGCACGGTCGGCAAGGATGGCGTATGGACGGCGGACCCCAACAGCACAAAACTTTCGCCGCTCCGCACTGCCGGGCTCATTCTTTCTTCCGGAGGGTAACCGCGGATGATTAACGATCTGCGCGACATTATTTCTCGACTCGACGAGATCCGGAACGCTAATACAGCGACGCCAGAGGGTACCCCCCGCGGTGTGCGGCGCCTGTCGACCACGCTGGTCAACAACCCGGATTCCGCGCTGGCGAGTGTAACCAAACAGAACCTGGCGCTGTACAACCAGCTCTACCGTCCGCTGAACCGCGAGCTGATGGGGGAGATCGACTCCCGCGCAATGATTGAGGCTGCCAAGGACCAGATCGAGACGGGCACCACGCCGGAGGAAACACAGCAGCGCTCCCAGCGTATGGCCTCCCGATTTGGTATCGGCGGTAATACGTTGGACTTGCGCCGTTCGAAGGTGTCCTCGGAACTTACCCAGGCGCTGGACAATGATGACCTCGTGAACAACGCGCGGGTGTCCCAGTACGAGCGCAATAAGGGACTGCGCGAGGAGCTGGCGGCTATTGGCCGGGGTATCGCCACCAGTAGTACCGATTCCCTGAACACCGCCGCAGACCTTTCAAACGCGCGCCAGAACAACAACGCGGCGATCAAGGCTCAGAATTCCGCACAGCGAACCCAGACCGCAGCCTCGGTGGCCAGCATGGCGCTGATGGCTGCTGCAATCTTTATGTGAGACCCCTATGCCGAACTACGCACAGATCAATGCCGGCCTGCGCGGTGCCCAGGCGATGACGGGCAATGCACTGAATTATCTTGCAGATCAGGACCGCATCCGTATTGCCGAGCGCCAGACCCAGCTGGAAGAAGACAAGTGGGCGGAGGCGCAACGGCTGCAGCGCGGCCAGGAGCTGGGCAATATGACGTTGCAGGCGGAGCAGCGCGCGATCGAGGCACAGCAGGATATGGGCACCTTTCTGGCTCAGAACCACGATGTGGCCGAGGGGCTGTTCCACACCGCCCGCCAGAACAACAAGCGTTTTGCCGACCTTACCCAGGGCAAAGATGTGCAGCTGGTGCGTGGCGAGGATGGCCGCTTCCGGCTGGCCGAGCGCGATCGCAACGGCGCGGTGAAATTCCTACAGCGGAAGGACGGGCAGGGCGATGTGGCGTTCACCCCGCAGCAGTTTGCCGAATACCTCGATATGGAGAATGCCCGCTTCGGCCGCATGAGCGCGCGCCGCGCCTACCGTATTGCCGAGCAAAAAGTGAAATCCGGCGAGGCCGACCCGCAGGAATTCGAGGCGTGGGTGTCGCAGCAGTTTGGCCCGGCGTACCAGCAGCTGGTACAGGAGGCGGCACGGCGAGGCTACGACGTGACCGACGAGGAGTTGCCGGAGCGGGTGGTGAGCAACCTGTTCGGGGAAATCTCTGCGGACGAGAATGCCGAGATCGATGCGCAGATTGCGGCGTCGGGCCAGACCGGTACCGAAAGCCAGATCGATCTACGCCGCCTGTCACCGCAACAGCGTGCGCGGGCGGAGCAGGCGCTGGCAGCGAATGCCGGTCAGGACGTGACGGATTTTGTCGCCGCGCTGGCAAACCGGCAGCCGCCGGTGGAAGAACAGCAGCTTGCCGCGAACACCTCGCCGTTGCGCGGTGGGGCCCGCACTGTGGGTGGCGGACGCTCCATGCAGGCGCCGACCAAACCCAGCCTGCGCGAGCCCGCGCCGGTACCAGAGAACACCCCCGGCATGTTGGAGCAGATGGTCAACGACTATCAACAGGGGGGCATCCCCCGCGTGCTGGCTTCGGGCATGGTACCGGTGCACCAGGCCACTACCGCGGCCGCGTCTCAGGTGGGCGGGGACCTCGCCTACAGCCTGGGCTACCTGACCGGCGGCAAGGAGCGGGCGCAGCGCTGGGGGCAGGGTACCAAGGACTTTATCGCCGGGCGTGACGAGGAGGCCACGCCGACGGAGGCGCCGACCGGGGAAACATCGAAACCGGCGCTGTCGGTACCGGACTTCACCAAGGTCAGGGCGGATAACCTGCGCCCGGGCCAGCGCCGCGCGGTGGTAGCCAAGTTACAGACGGCGTTTACTGACACCAAAAAAGACGAGTACAAGTACAGTAATTCCGACCGCGCTGCCGCGCTTACCAATTTATGGGCGGTCAACAAGCTGCCGCACGATAACGCGATCATCGCGAACCTGATGGCGGGCGATGACATGCGCGGTTCGGCGCTGGCCTATGCCAAGGCCACCGCCAAACATGCGGCGTCACTCGCACGTGAGAGCGCCACCGACCAGAAAATGCGTATGGAAATCTGGAAGCACAATGAGGAGTACCGCAAGGAATTTGCGAAGTCTTTTACCGAGGACCAGTACCGGCAGATGGGATTCAGTAATGCCGACGATGCGGCGGTTAACTTCGACGGCGCTTACGCGGCCAGCAAGACGGTGTTGTCCCGCCTTGGGTATCCCAGCGACTGGCGCGACATGACGCAATCGGAGCGTGCGCACTTCGGTAATGCGCTGCGCCGGGCGATGCAGGTCAACGGCAAGGTGGTGGGGGATTTCCTCGGGTTTGGCGGCACCACCATTGACGGGCGCAACAAGGTCAGCCAGGAAATTTTTCCGCCGTTGTATGCGGCCTCGATGCTGGCGGAGACCAACCCGCAGCTGTTCGAGGCGTACTACCACGATGCACAGCGCCAGGGCTTTGATGCCCCGGACAAAATCTACGAAGAAATCGGCAAGGTTGTTCTACAGAGCAAAGGCGTGCTCACTGATTCAGGCGAAAAATAATGGCCGGATATACCCCCAGTTTCCGCGTCCTCGATGGCGATACCATCGAGGACCTGAACTCGGGCGAACGGATTCGCTTAAACCGCATCAATACCCCGGAGATTGACCACGGTCGCGGCGACGGCCAATTGCTAGGCGAAGAAGCCCGGCAGTTCACCGAGCAGTTCGTACGCGGCGGCGCCACCGTCGACCCCACCGGGACCGACGGCTACGGCCGCACCCTGGCCGAGGTCAGTGACCCTGACCAACGCGATCTGGAATCCGCCCTGGTGCGCGAGGGCCTGGCTACCGCGCAGTTCGGGCAGGATGAGAATCTGGCGTTCGAACAGTTCGCCGGTGGCCGCGATGCCGAGCAGGGTATTCTCCCCGGTACCGCGGCGGAGCGTGCGCGTAATGCGGCAATTATCGAGGCGGGTATCCACGACGAGTCCAACTACAACCAGAACCGGCACGGCACCTTCGAAAAAGCGTTCGCCCGCGGCGGTAACCAGATGCAGGGCATGTATTACGGCATGGCCAAGTCGGTGGCCGACCTGACCGGTTTTGACATGCTGTCGGAATGGGGTGAGGAGGGTATCCGTCGCAACTTCAAAGAGGCGGCGCTGAACCCGGCGGAGATCCAGTCATGGGACGACGTCGATGACCTGGATTCCGCTTTCACCTTTTTTGTGGAAGCACTGGGGGAACAGGCTCCGCAGCTGATGGGCGACCTGGCCATGGCGGCCACAGGTGCCGGTGTCGGCGCAGTGGCCGCCCGCCGCACGGCCCAACGGCAGTTCACCAAATCCCTGCTACGTCGTATGCCGGTGGAGCAGCGCGAGCTGCTGAAAAAACGCATCCGTGAACTGCCGATGGCTACAGCCAAAGCGGGGGCATTGGCGAATATCTATGCGCAGTCTGCCGGTGAGACGGCTACCGAATTGCAACAGGCCGGTGTGGAGGATACTTCTGCTGCACTGCTGACAGGTGTCCCGAAAACCGCGCTGGAATACGCCCCGATGGACATGCTGGTGCGCGGTGCGGCGCGCAGCCTGCGCCGAACCCCGGAGGATATCCGCAGTGCTTTTACCGATGTTGCCCAGCGCGTAGGCATGCAGACGGTGGTTGAGGGCGGCACCGAGGGGCTGCAGACCATCATGGACTTTATTACGGTCTCGGCGCATACCGGCCAGGACCTATTTGATCCTGAACGTATCAGCGAACTTAAAACCGCAATCGCCAAAGGGGCGGCCGTGGGTGGCGGACTGTCTACGGCGGCGAACCTGCCCACAGGCTATCAGGCGGTGCGCAATCGGTACTTCCGCCGCGCGGAGGAAGACGGGCGATTCGAGGAGCAACCGGAGGTTGTCGAGGCCCGAAACAGCTTCACGCCCCGTGAGATACCGGAACAGGGCGAACTGGATCTGCGCGCGTTGCCCGAAGGCCAGCTGGATATGTTCGAGCACTCGGTCAACAACACTTTCGCCCCGGCCGTACCGCAGGACGCACCCGCGGAGCCGACTGCTACGGCGCTGGAAGTGAATCTGGCGCAGGGCGATCTGTTCGTCGAGGAAGCTCGCAAGGCAGCGGCCGTACAGAGTGGCGGCAACCAATTGGGGCTGAACCTGGATGAGCCGGTCAATGCGCCGGCGCCGCAGGCGGAGGAGGTACTGTCTCTGGAAGCGCCACTACCGACTGCGCCGACGGCGACCGAACTGGTACCTGAACAGGTTGAAGCCATCGACGTGCCACCGGCACCCGCCCCGGTGGCCAGCGAGGTCGAGGAAATCAATGCAATCACCACCGCAGAGCCGGTGGGGGATCTGCGTGCCCAATACCGGGAGTTTAACCGCGGCCGCAAAAATGCGTTCTTTGTATCCCGGGCAAACCCTGACGTACTGGCACGGGTGCAGGCCGTGGCGCACCCCGAGGATGTGCAGTTGTTGGAAACTGCGGAAGGGGTACTGCTGGTGCGGGGCGAGTTCGATGGGCAGACATACCGGGATGCGCCCCCATCGCAGCGGGACGATATGCGCGCGAGGGTGCTGGGCTACGCGCAGTCGAAGTCTGAATTGGCCGACCCGGCCAATACCGCGGTGGTGCAGACCCGGGATGACGAGGGTAATATTATCACCGCTGAAGTGGTGGACGCCGACCGGGCGGCCGCCGTTGCGGAACAACAAGAAGCCGCGACCCAGCCGGGCGAGGTAGTGGAGGTCACTGACCCCCTGTCTGCCCAGGCGGAGCGGCAGCAGAGGGTAGAGGATGAGCGAAGACTATCTGGAATTGAACGGGCTGGAACTGGAGAGCTACAAGCGTCACGTGGCGATGGCCGAGAGGGAGGGGATCAAGCCGCCGACGCCACAGGAGTTCCGGGCGCATCTGGATCACAGCCGGAAGCTATTGATGGAAGGCGCCCGGCGTCAGCGGGAACAGCTCAAGGAGTAAACCGCCCGATCATCCCCCCGTCGCACGACCTGTTTGGTGAGCGGGTGGACTGGCGCACCCTGAATCCCGCCGAGGAGCCGCAGAGTGCGCCCACTGCCGCAAAAGATTCCCAACAGCGCGAGCTGTTCGATGACGGCGAAGACTACGCTTCGGTCACTGCCAAATTCAATCCGCTGGGCGTAGCGGACGCCCGCGTGCGTTCTCCGGATGAAACCATTACCGACGAGCAGGCGCAGGAGTTCGAATACGCCGCAGGATTCAGTCTGGTCGACATCGAGCAGAACGACCCGGACGAGAAAGCCGACGATGCTGCACGCCGGCAGCCGCCGCTTTTTGGCAAGCGCCTTGCCGATGCCATTGCCTCCCTACAGGCCCAATTCCCAACCCGCGAATTTGTGCCGGTAGCCACAGGCCAACGCTCCGAGCGTGGCAAACCTACCTTCCGCCTTGAAGCGCGCCCGCTGACCTACCCGTCACTGCGGGAAGCACAGGCACAGATCGACACATTGAGTGCGCAGTACCCGGACAGTGAGTTCTTCGCTGAGGCCGACGATGACGGTCAATTCGTCGTGCGCCGCTTCCAGCGTCCCGAGCAGGTCAATCCGGATGTGTTCGGCACCGAGTCAGGCCTGAATGCGATGCTGCCGAAAATGATGGACAACGCCACCAAGGCACGGAATGCGGCGCGTAAGGGGCGCAAGGACGAATCAAACAAGGTTCTGCAATTCCGCGATTCGGGGTCCGGTGAGACCATATGGATGCACACCCCGACCATCGCGGAATACGGTATGCGGTTGGCCATGGACAACGACCAGACGTCCAGCCCGGAGAGCTACTCCCAATATTTTCTGGCGGGCATGGCCGAGCTTTATGTACGTGGTTTGGAGCCGGTGAATATGGGCCGTACCACCATTGACCCGGTTACCGCAGAGCCGCTGACCCAGGACGCGTTCAATCTGGCCAACCTGAACCCTGAGCTGGTTATCTCCAATACGGAAAAACCAATCCGGGTGAAGGATGTACTGAAAACCCGCAAGGAGGCCCAGCACGGCCAGCAGGGGTTGACCCGATTGGAGCGTCAGCGCGCGAAATTATCGGCGCAATTGAACAAGCTGTACGGCTGGCGCTCGCAGGCGCCCAGTGAAAAAGCCAAGGCACGCTACACCGAACAGATCAGCAACCTCGAACGGCAACTGGAAGCGATCGACCAGCGCCTGGAGGCAGGTTATGACTATGTGAGCGAGCGTACTGGACGCCCCTCACGGGACGTAACCTATTTCGACGACAAAACCGATGTTGCGGAGATCTCCGGAGAATCCGGTGTTGAAAATTACAACCCGGACAGGGAGCGCAAGCTCGACCGTGAAGTGGCGGACCCCATGACGCGCCCAAATATCCCCAAGCGTGCCGGCAGCATGACGCTGGCGCAGGCGCAGCGGGCGGTGGCGCGTTTCCAACAGCAGTACCCCGGCCTGGCGCATTTGGATATCGAGGTGTATTCCGACTACCAGGAAGCCGGGTTGAACTTCGATGACGGTCGTGCCGCGCATTATGTGCCGGGCGAGAATCGTATTCAGGTCTTCGCCGAGCGGATGCCAGCGGCAGAGATTGAATCGGCGCTGAAACACGAGGCGTTTGCGCACTTCCAACTGGACACCATGGCGCCGGAAGCCCGCGCGCGATTCTTCCGCGACCTACGCAAGGCGCTCGCCAGCGATCCCGAACTACAGACCTACCACCGGGACCACGTGGCCCCGGCCTACGGTACCGAACTGACCGACGCCAACCTTGAAGAAGTACTGGCGCGGGTGGCCGAGAGCGATAGCCCTATGCCGTTCAGTCAGCGCGTGCTGTCGTGGCTGCGCGCGCAACTGCGCAAGTTGGGTTTCAGTATTAACCTGACCCGCAATGATCTGCGCTACATGGTGGAACGTTTTGCGCGTGATATGGCGGAAGGCAAGTATCGGCCGCAAGGGAACGGTGAGGGGAGGGCGCCATTGCCCTTTGCCCCCAATGCACTGGCGGAGGCGATCCGCAATGAGCTGCGCCCGGGTATTGCCAACCGCATGTGGGAGCGCACCAAGAATTTTTATAACGGCACCATCAAGGCGGTACCGGTGTTGTTCACCGCCGACCGCCAGCTGCGGGTTATGGGAGCGGCCGGCAAGCGCTTGGCCAACGCCTTTTTCCATCAGGCAGGTGACCGGGTGCGCAGCCCCGCTTTCTTCCACCGCCGCGAAGTGGCCCGCGCCCAGTGGCTGGAACAGGTGCGCCGCTTGAAAGAAGACGTGTTCGGGGGTGATACCGAGCGCTATATGGCGGCGCTGGAGGAACTGCAGGGTAGCGACACCACCGAGGAGGCAGCCAACAACCTCTCGGACGATGCCCGCTTGATCAACGAGTGGATGCACCATTTCCGCGACGAGTATCTGAAACCCCGGATGCGCACCATCGGCCGCCTGCCGGTGTATTTCCCGCGTATGTACAACATCGAGCGCTTGGAATCTGATCCCGAGGCGTTCTATGACGCCCTGGAATCCACCGGTGCCTTCCGCCGCGATGAAGCGCAGAGTATCCGCCAGGCCATCCTGAATGGTGCCGGGGGGTACGAATTTGCGCTGCCGGAATTCACCCACGCCACCGGCCCAGGTATGGACAGCCGCAGCCAGCGCCAGTTGACCCAGCCGGAAGTGGCGGCAGCACTGCGCGATGGCGGCTTCCTGTTCAGTGACCCGGAGCAGGTGCTGGAGCACTACATCTACTCGGCCACTGCCCGGGCGGAGTTCGAGGGTATGTTCCACGACTATCTGCCGATTACTGGCTGGGACCCGAACCCGGAGAGTGACGGCGGCCTGCGCGAGAGCCCGAACAACAAGGATATCCTGCGGGCCAAGCTGATCCAGGCCGGGCGCGGTGACCTGACCAGCGATGACTTCAACACCATGGCGCAGCGGGCGATAGAGTACGGTTACCTGCGTCCGGACGGCGACTTCGCGTTCTGGTACAGCCCCAGCGCCAAGATCGAGCGCATGATCGGTGAGCTGGACAGCCATGCGAACCAGACCCGCGCCCGCGTGATCCTGGACGGTTACATGGGCCGTTTGGGCGCCGATATGCCGCCGGTTGCACGCAAGGCGTTCAGCTACGCGCAGGTGTTTGAATCGACCCTGACGCTGCTGTTCAGTGCCGTGGCCTCATTGCCGGATCTGGCCGGGCCGATTTTCCGCGCCAGGGATCTCGACGAAATGTGGGCCAACATGAAGACGGCGGTAAGGGTGATCCGCAACTACGGTGACGCCCGCGAGTTTGCCCGCGATATGGGCGTGGTGAACCAGCGCATGACGCACCACGCCCTGAAGGAAATGTACGGCCAGGCGTATGCCAGTGCTGGAGCGCAGAAGGTGACCGAGACCCTGTTCAAATTGAACGGGCAGGAAATGCTGACCAACTTCACCCGCACCCTGGCGGCGGCGATGGGCGAGCGCTTCATTGTCTCGAGCGCGCGCAAGGCCAACCGCGGTGATGTAAGGGCGCAGCGTTATCTGGATGAGCTGGGGATTACTGCGGAACAGGTGCTGAACTGGGAGGCACTGGGCTCACCGGCGTGGAGTCCGGACCAGAACCAGGACATGCAGGCGCTCACCAATGCGATGCAGTCGGCGATTATCAAGTACACGGACGAGTCCATCGTGCGCCCGAACGCGGCGCAGCGTCCGGTGTGGGCCAGCAACCCGTGGTACATGCTGTTCTGGCAGTTGAAGTCGTTTTTCTACTCCTATGGCAAGGTGGTGCTGGGCGGTATTGCGCGTGAGGTTGGCAACCGCTACGGCGAGCGCGGCGGCTCCACCGCGGCAAAGCTGACCGACGCCGCATTGCCGGCGCTGGCGGCGGGGACGTTGCTGCTGCCACTGGCGGCCCTTGGGCTGGAACTGCGCGAGGAGATCCAGTACGAGGAGGAGGACGAGCCGACCAACCGCCTCGACGGCTGGCAGTACACCAAGCAGCTGGTCTCCCGCGCGGGCATCTACGGCCCGCTGGAACTGGCACTGGGCACTACTCGCTTTGACTCTGCGGACAGTGCGGCGGCGTCGGTGGCCGGACCGGCGATTCAGCATGTGCACCAGCTGCTGACTGGCGAGGAGACCTACCCAAAAATTAAACGGTCACTCCCGGTATTCAACCAGGTACCGTGGCTGAGTGATTGGCTCGAAAATGAATTGGCTCTCTAAGTAAAATATATGCATTGCGCATATCTACTTAGGGCCTTGCCGATGAAAGTGACCTCCTGCTCACGGCCCCCGTTCGACGGGGGCTGCTGATGGACGACAGACAACACCTCGCCCGTATTGAACAAAAGCTCGACGGCCTGACGGATGTCGTTAAGCAGGTGGCTACGCAGGAGCAGAAGATCGCTGCACTGGTGGAAACACAGGGCCGCGAGCGCGAACGCCTGGACGCGCTGTACAAGGATATTTACGGCCGCGAGGGACTGATCCGGCTGATCGACCGCAACCGCTGGGTAGTGGGAGTCATCACATTCGTCAGTTCTTCCGCCGCAGGTGCTGCCATTGTGGTGGGTGCCCGCCATCTGGGGGGGCTGCTGTAATGTTCAGCTTCGTCAAGAATTTATTCACCACTTCCAAGTCTGCGGACGCCGTGATCGACGGTGCTATCCGCGGCATCGATGCCGCCTTCTTCACTGAGGAAGAACAGGCGGAGAACCGCAAAGAAATCCAGAAGCTGTGGCTTCAGGGGATCGAGCTGGACCGCAATGCCAGCAACATCCGCTCGGTGACGCGTCGCTGGATCGCCATCCTGACCTTCTCCCATTACTTCCTGTGGATCGACGCCGCTATGGTCGCCTCGGCACTGGGCAAAACGGCGTTTGCCACTTACGCGTGGAATGTGGTGCTGGAAGTGTTCTGGCTGGTGTTTGCGGTGGGCAGTTATTACTTCGGCCCGATGATCGCCGAGCGTGCGGTGGGGCTGGTTAAAAAGGGGAGCAAGTAATGGGTGATTTGACCAAGAACCTTTCCCGCCACGAGGTGGCCTGCAATTGCGGCTGCGGCTTTGACACGCTGGATATTGAAACGGCCCGCGTGGTGCAGGAAGTCTGCGACCATTTTAAAACGACCGTGACCATAACCAGTGGCTGCCGTTGTGCGACATACAACAAGAAAATCGGTGGCGCGGCCCGTTCCCAGCATGTACGTGGCCGCGCGCTCGATTGCAAGTTCAAGGGTGTCAAACCTGAAGCGGTCGCGGAGTTTTTGCAGGAGCACTACGCCGACCGCTATGGCTTCAAGGCATACGCCACCTTTATCCATATCGATACGCGTTCCGGTGGACCGGCGCGCTGGTAAGTCCAAATGCTCCTGAGCCTTGAGAATTTTGCCGGCCGGGCGCCGGCGATCGACGACAAAAAACTCGCTGACAATATGGCCAGCATTGCGCGCAACTGCCGCTTCGATGCCGGTGTGCTGCGCCCACTGAATGATGTTCTTGATGATGGGGCGGCCCTGTCCCAGTCGGCATTTCTTTACCGCGACCGCGCATCGATGATCTGGACCACGGAGTCCAGCTACCATCAGGCGGTTGGTGGTCTGATCCCGACGGATCAGCATCGGCGTTATTTTCTCACGGCGCAGTCGTACCCGCAGGTGAAGTCCAGCGGGACTTTCTTCCGCCTTGGCCTGCCGCGCCCGGCGAAGCCTGTTCTGAACGTGACCGACTACGGTGACGGGGCGAGCATCCTGAATGTGCGCTCGCAGCGCTACGTGGTGACCTTTGTGGATGCCTGGGGTACCGAGGGGCCGCCGTCGGCGCCGACCGATGTGGTCGAGGTGGGCAAAGATGCGGTGATCGAATTGGATCTGTCCGGCGTGACCATTTCCGGCCAGTACAACATGGGCGCGGGTTCGCTGATCCGTATCTACCGCACTAACACCGGTAACAACGGCACCCTGTTCCAGTACGTGGGCGAGACGGCGTACCCGGCTACCACCTTTGTGGATGACCTGAACCCTAATGAATTGCAGGAGGCGTTGATCACACAGGAGTGGGATGCCGCTCCGGACGACAATGCAAGCCTGTTTCCGGATGGCCCGCTGCAGAGTCTGGTAGAACTGCCTGGCGGTGTACTGGCGGGCCACACCGGCAACACAGTGTTTTTCTCCGAGCCCTATGTGCCGACGGCTTGGCCGTACTACCACGCGGTGTCGGCCCCGATTGTCGGGCTGGTGGTAGTGCAGGCGGGCCTGCTGTGCCTGACCACCAAGCGCCCGGTGCTGTTTGTGGGTTCTCATCCCAGTGCCATGGCACCGGTGCAGCTTGAGGCCAATTACCCCTGTTCCTCCCAGCGCAGCATTGTCGACATGGGGGATTTCGCTGTGTTTGCCAGCCCGGACGGGCTCTGCGTGGCATCCGGTAACCAGGTCAACCTGATCGCCAGTGAGTTCATTGACAAAGAAACCTGGGAGACGGTGTATCAGCCGGAGACGATCCGGGCCTTCGAGTACGAGGGCAAGTACGTGGCGTTTTACGGTGACCCGGCGGAACGCAAGGGCTTTATTTTTGACGCATCTGGCGGTCAGAACGCTCTGACTGATCTGGATGGTCTGGCCGTTGACGGGCACTTCTATGACCCGGTGGAGGACTACCACTATGTGAGTTACCGCAACGCCAGTAACCAGTGGCGACGCGGGGTCTTCGGCCGGGGGCCTGCACTCGCGTACACCTGGCGCTCGAAAGAATTCCTGCACCCGGACCCGGTTTCCTATTCCTGCCTGCGGGTGGAGGCCCGTGGTTACCCGGTGCGGATTACGTTGATAGCCGACGGTATCACCCGGCAGGTGATCGATGTCCCGGACAATCGGCCCCTGCGCCTGGCCCGGGGGTTTAAGGCCAAGGTCTGGCAGGTACAAATCGAGGGCACCGAATCGGTGTCCGGGGTCTTTTTGGCCGACAGCATGGCGGAGATCGTGTAATGGCGAAGCCGAGTAATCCCTTCGGTGGTATCCCCAACGTCCCGAGTAACCTTGAAAACCCGGAGCTGCTGCAGTTCCTCGGGCAGTTGCAGTTTGCCGTGGAAAACGGTGGCCTAGCCGGGGCTAGCGGCTCCAATGTCGGCCGTATCGGGTCCGGGGGCACCGGAACCGGGTCCCAGGCTCCGGGTCCGGGGTTGGGGGTTATTGTGGACCCGCCCACGGTGCCGACCAATATCGAATTCGGCGTGACCTCCCACACGGTGTTGGCGCGCTGGGATGCCCCGCTGTTTATCGGCTATTGGCATACCAAGGTGTACCGCACCACCTGGGACGGCAGCAATCGCCCGGCGTTTGATGAGGCGTTTTATCTGACCAACGCCAGCGGTAATTTCCTCGACGCCACCGTGCAGCCGGACACTCGTTATCTGTACTGGTTCAGGCACGTAAATCTGGAAGGGCAGGAGAGCGCAGTATCGGACCCGTTGGGGCACAGTGCGGACACGCCGCTACCGATTGACTTGCAGCAGGGATGGATCAGCCAAGATGCGCTGGAAGCGGCGCTCGCGGAGCGGATCAATCTGATCGATGCGGACGGTACGGGCCTGATGGACCGCTTGGGTGCGATCGAGGGGGATTACCTGACCGCGTCCGCGCTTGACGGTTATGTGACGACTGGTGGCCTCAATACCACGCTGGCTGACTACGTGACCAGCAGCGGATTGAGTTCGACCCTGAACGATTACATCACCAGCACTGGTTTGACCACGACGCTGGCGGACTACGTTACGTCGAGCGCCCTGAATAACACATTGGGCGACTACACCACCGAGACAGATTTCTCCGCGCTGTCTGACTTTGTAAATGAGGTGCGGGATCAGGCCGACGGACTAGAGGTGCGCGTGTACGACGCCGAACAGGTGACCGCGGACCACGCGCTGCGAATCTCCGGCGTGGAGGCGTACTTCGACGATGGCAACGGCACCAGCCGGGTAGAGACGCTGGAAGCCGCCAGCGCGGATTACGCCGGTCGTATTTCCACGATCGAAGGCGCCTACATGACGGCACAGGATGTGGAGGCGTACGGCTACATTACCTCGAGCTACCTCACCGCTAACGAGTATGTGGTGATGGCAGACCTGGCGAGCTATGTCACCAGTGATGGCCTGAATACTACGCTGGCTGATTACGTCACCACTACGACACTGACACAAAACTACGTTCAGAATTCGACGCTGGCGAGTTACGTGACGAACACTGAGCTGACCAATACGCTCAGTAATTACGCCACCAACACGACGCTTACAGAAAATTACGTCCAGAATTCGACGCTGGCGAATTACGCAACCACTACGGCGCTGGGTGCGGTCGACACTCGTGTCGGTACACTGGAAACGGCAAGCGCGGATCAGGCAGCTGCGTTAAGTGAAGTGCGTTTTGCGCTGGTGCCACCGAATGTGTTCCACACCGATGTGACACAGTGGAACTGGCCGACTAACGTGGACTACACCACCAGTGCCAAACGCACGGTCACCATTTCCATAGGGGCCGGTCAGGATGCCGATGGTTATCTACACCTGAAGGCCAGCGACGCCGAGGGGATCTACGTCGCAGTCAATGGCGTGCAGGTCGGGCGCATGCACCTGAACGATCAGGGCGGCGACGATGGCGGTACTTTCTGGCACTCCTTCCCGGTCAACTGGGTTCATGGCGAAAATGAAATTGCCATCTGGGCCGGAAACACGGATGGTGGCCATGTGTCCGCAATGGTATGCAACTACGGTGGTATCGGTGACCCGCAAGCTGCGCTCGATGCGGCTTCCCTCAGTGCCCGCGTCTCGACGTTGGAGGTCGCCACTCCCGACTATGCACTCAAAACAGAGTTGACGTCGTATGTGAAAACCACCGACCTCAACACCACGTTGAATAGCTACGTGACACAGACGCAGCTGGCCAATGCTGACTATGCGACAAACTCAGCGCTGACTGCCTACGTCCTTGATGATGCTAACTATGCGGCTGTCGAGTCGGCAGCTACTGCGTATGCCAACAACGCGCAGTACATGATTAAGGTGGAAGCCAATGGCAATGTGGCAGGCATTGGTATGTCCGCCACCGATACCACCACCGCGATTATGTTCTCCGCCGACCAGATCGGAATCCGTAACCCGGGCGCCACGGATGTGCTCCCGTTCGCCGTGCGCGATAACAAAGTTTGGATGAAAGACGTTATCGTCGAGAAGATTCAGGCCGGGTTTATCACTAACGACGAGACCGTCACCGGCGCCGGCGGTGTGGCGACACTGGGCGATACCTATATCGTTGGTAACCTGTCTTTGGGTATCCCCGGGCAGATCCGGTGGGAGGACCTGAGTCCTTCATTCCGTGACAAACTTGTACAGATCGACCCTGACGCCGAGACCACCGGTGGTACCCGGACCGTGGTTTACAACGGGGTCCGCGGTCCTGGAACCAAGACCGCGTGGGTGGCGAAAGTAGGGCTGCTGGGTGACAACGCGCCGCTGTTTTCCGGTGGTGCGACCACGACTGTGGAACTGCGCTTCACTGGTGGTCTTCCGAAGGGAAGTGCCGAGGTATACGAGGAAGGCGACCCGGCCTACGGATCAACCGCATCACCCCCCGCGACCGATTACGCCATCTATCGACGAGCGGTCGGTGGTGGTGATGAGCTATTGGGATCTGGCCGCGTGACCGGCGATGCCTACGGCGAGTATTTCTCCGAGTGGATCGACGAATATTGGCGTACATGGACCAACATGGACGAAACCGTGACCCTCGTCGTGGCGCCCGGCGCACCATCTACGGAATACGAGTACTGGGTGGTGCTCTCGGGTACTAGCGGCACTTGGGGGCCTCCGGCTCCGGGCTCGCAATGGGGCGGCCAGATGACCGCGAGCGTGCGTGAAACCGTGGGGTCTACCGGCGGCGTGCTGGTGGAAACCCTGGCGTACGCGGGCAACCCGTATTTCACCGTTAACGATGGTGGGGTAGGGGCTGGTGCATCGGTGGTGACTGGCAACCTGTACGTCAATGACTTTGCCACCAAGATCGCGGATAACGCGGGTAAGCTGTTCTATTCGGGGCAGGATACGGACTCTCGATACCGCAACGCGAGTAACCTGAATAGCGGAACGGTCCCTTTCGCCCGACTGCCGACGGGTACCTCTAGCTCCACCGTGGCGGTGGGTAACCACAACCACAACAGCGACTATGCCCCGCTCGGTGGTAGTACCGCGATTACACAAGTGGGCGCCAACGTCATGTTTGGCGACTCCATGAAAATTTTCACCAATGATGGCGGGGGAAACCAGGGTATCCGTTGGGGCGGAAGCTGGGACCACACGCAGTCGGGTGAAGATGGGTGTGTGTGGGAACTGGATATCAGCAACGATTCCAGCAACGGTAACCTGAGTTTTTCTGTCGACCCGAGCGTATCCGCCGCGGGCGAAACCATTTCACTCCAGACCGTACTCACCCTCGAAGGTGGGACTCGCAAAGTGAATGCTGCCGTAGGGTTGCAGGAGGCGGGGACGGATCTGTCTGCGAAGTATTTGGGTATCAGCGCCAAAGCGTCGGACGCTGACAAATTGGATGGTCTCGATTCCTCTCAGTTCATCCGTTCTGATGCCGACGACACGGTTAGCGGCCACACCGAATGGCAGGACAACTACGAGATACGTCTAGGGACCAGTGCGGACCTCCGGTTCTTCCATAACGGCAGTAACAGTTATATCCGCAACTACACCGGTACATTGGAGATCCGCAATCTGTCACACGGCGGCGAGATATCCTTCCAGTCCGAGAATGATGCGGGTACGAACTATACGGCCATGCTGATTCAGTCGGACAGCAACGTGTACCCGCGCCTGTATTGCAATGGCTCGGAAAAGCTCCGCGTTTTTACTGATGGTGTGCGCACTTACGATGATATCCGTATGTATTCCGGTTCGAACATGCGGATTTGGCTCGATGTGTCTGCGGGTAATATTCACGCGGATGCGGATGTTATTGCGGCCTCCACGTCAACCGCGTCGGACCCGCGCCTGAAGAAAAATATCCGTAAGATTGACGACCCAATCGGGAAGTTGGAGCTGTTAAACGGCTACCTGTACGAATGGATTCACAACGGTCTGGCCACAGGCGGCGTGCTTTCGACTGAGGTGCGCAGAGCAGGGATCGGCGGTGTTTCCCGGTATGCGAAGCCTGGCGGCTTCATCGAATACGATCATGTTGATTACAACGCAGTCGTCGGGTTATTAGTTGCTGTATGCCGGAACTTACACGCGAGAGTGAAGGAGTTGGAGGGCGTGCGTGGCGCTTAAATCGAGTGGGCAACTAACGATCGCGGAAATTCGTAGCGAAATGGCTGCACCTGCAGGCGTTGGCTTGCAGGATTTGTATCGGGGAGGCCCGTATACACCGGATAATTCATTCAACACAGGTGTACCTACTAGCGGCCAGATAAAGATCACAGACTTCTACGGCACCAGTGGGCTCCGCCTCGTGGATCGTAAAGTTGTGGGTAGGTCCTGGGGCGGTGGCACGATTATCCGATTAGAAAAGTGGGATGTGACGATTCCACTTCAGGTGATAGTAACGGGTGGCAGTACGCCTTACACCTACAGCTGGTCGTGGACGTCCGCCACAACAACCAATACCTCTGAAAACCCGTTCGTACAAGTTACTGGGGCAAGTAGCAGTACGTTAAATTTCCGCTTTTACACGAGCGGTTATCCAGGGTTCGCGCGATTGTCGAATCCTAAATGTACGGTGACAGATGCTAGTGGCACTCAGTTGGTTGTCAGTTTTAACTCGATCGAACTTTACATCTGGGCGATGTCCGCCTACGGGCGCCTGTTGCTCGAAACCGGTAATGGATTTTACTACGACGGTAGCAATTCTTCTGGCCAATGGGCCGGTTTCAGGATCAATGACGCGGGAATTATGACAAGCCGAGGTCTGATGCAGCACCCGAGCGCGGCGAATGCCCACCCGGCGACAACGAATGCGGTAGGTCAGTACTACACCCCGATCTTCTACGACAAAGATATTAAGAGCGCGAATGACCCCTCCCACTGGGATTACGGGGTAACGCGTAATCAGGCGAATGACTATTGCTCCTACAAGATTATGTTCCAGGCGGTGCCCGAGCCGCCCGGCGATCCAGACGCCCAATATTATTTACCGGACACTATGGAGCCCAGTGGGACGGGCGTTTGGCACGATGTCTACGACTATGCGGAGGAAGGCTACTTCCAAGCGCTTGAGTATCCCACTTACGCCAATGGAAATTATTATGGAGGGATTAGTACAAATACGAAATTGATAGTTAAGTTCAAGGTAGGTACAGGAACATTCCTTGACCACGATATCCCTGAATACACCAACCAATTTGAATTCTTCGGAACGGATACCGGATACCCGTAACCCAACCGATAGGTTCGCTATGAAAATTGTAACCTTTACGCTACCTACGCCACTGAGCGGCTCCACCCTGGAGCTGCCGGACGATGTCAACCTGTTCTCGTCTATCCATCTGGATTCGCAGACCGGTACCTTGCAGGCGGTGTACACCGGCGAGCAGGATTTGCCGCAGTTGACCGCAGACATGGTACCGCGCTGGGATGAAGATACGCAGGCGTGGCGGGAATTTAACGCGCGCCGGAAGCAGCTCACACGCAAGGAGTTCCACTTGAGTTTCACACCGGCGGAATACCGCCAGATTGTAAATACGGCGCAGGCCAACGATGAGCTGTTCCAGCTCTGGAACGCGCTCAACGTGGCCGATTATGTTGACCTCGAAGACCCCGAGACGGTACAAGGTATGCAGTATCTCGTCTCCCTCGAACTGCTGACGCAGGAGCGTTACGCCGAAATCATGCAAGGACTCCCCGAGAATCCGTGATTGTCTTACATCCGTAACGTCCTGATCGCAATCGATCAACTGGGGAATGCCCTTACTGCGGGCGACCCCGATGCCACTATTAGTGGCCGCGTCGGCTTTCACGCTGAACGTGCCAAAGGTTCACAACGCCTGTTCTGGCGTCTCCTCGAACAGGTGATCGACTGGGCGTTTCTCCCAGTCGATGGGCCAAACCACTGTGCCAAGACCGCAGACCTGGAACGCTTGAAGCTGACCCACCGCCCGGGCAATGACCTGGCACGGGCAGCCCTGTCCCTGGTGGTGATTCCCTGTTGTCTGGTCATCGGTGTTCTGACCCGGTTGCCCCCATTCACCTTCACCCTGAAAGTATCCTAACTAGGAGCCCCATGTCTCAGAAACAGATTGAACAACTCCAAGCGGAACTGGCGCAGACGAAACTGCGCGCCTATGACAAACAGGCCGGGTTGGAGGATCAAGTGCAGCAGCTGTTGCGGGAAAGGAACTTGCTTGGCGAGACAATTATGCGCCTGCAGCAGTTAGTGGGTATCGGGGCGCCCCATGCGGACCTCGATAGATTGGTCGCGATCGTGACCGAGCTGGCCCAGAAGCCGGACCCCGAATCTGGGACCGAGGCCCCGGGTCCGGAGACCGGTAAGCCTGAAGAAGGGGAGGCGGCGTAAAAAGCGCCGCCTTGACTTAGAAGGGGTTGAGGAGGTCTTCGTCGAAGCGGAGACCTTGTAGCCCCAACTCGTTGCAAAGTGCCTTGAAGGAAGTTGAACAGTAGAGCGCACCACCAAATTGCAGCTCTGACTTGAACAGGAATCGTTTGGCAACGTCCTCATCCTCAAAGACAAGGGTTTCCAGTCCGACTCGCTCTCCGTCTACGTATTGCTTCACGCACAGCTTGTCATCTTCTTTGCCGAAGGACAGGCAGTTGAAAACGTGCATTGGCTCGCCGTCCGCTAATACAGGAAGAAACTCACCTTCAGATTCCAGGTATCGCTTTAATCCGTCGTAGGCTCTTGCGTTCAGAATAAGGCGGTTGCTTCCCCATAGGGAAAGGTCTGGTATTTCGTTGCCCTGCTTGGTTAGCGCAACGAAGGAGCTTGATACCCCATCTACCCAGTGTGGGAGCAGGGGTGTATCGCCGCCGGAGTGGCCCAGCAGTAGCGGCAGTAGATCGTTATTCCCCAACTGTTGGCACAGTTTCATGGGGTCTAACTGAAACGCCTTGAAGCGCTCTGGGAGATTTTTGAGCTGATAGACCTTCATTCTGCTTCTTCACCTTGCCAGCTGGGGTCTTTCGGCGCGAGGATCTGTTCCGGGTAGCCGCCGAACTTCAGTTGTGTCTTGATATCTCGCAGCTGTGCTTCAAACGCAGCCTTTGGGAGTCCTCCGCGCTCGAGCTTGGAGGCGATCCATGTCTCGTAGTTGTACCGGTGGATCTCTGTGTGCGCTGGTGCTTTTGGTGTGGCCCAGTGGTACTTGTACCTCTTGTACTTCGGAAGCCAGGCCCCGTTTTTTGGGTCATTGATACCGATGCCGTGGAGGTGCATGTTGAGGCGAGAGGCCATCACCCGATCCTGCTGATATTGTCCTTTGCCTGGCACAATGTGGTGAGCCGCATGGTGTGGGCTGGGCTTCGGTTCCGCTACGGCAGTCATGAAGTCTGCGAGATCGTCAGTGGGATGGTGGGGCTCTGCGGCCATGTCCATGGCTGACTTCTTTTGGTTGTCTGCGCGGTACTTGTCTAGTTGGGCCTGTATCTGTGTCAGGGCGATGATCTGCGCCCGCTGCCCCTGGAGGTGGTTCCAGTCCCGGTGAAACGCAGCATTGCGGGCTTGTGCCTGTGCTGGGGTCTCGTCCGCGGGGGCAGCCTTGGCTATTCCTAGATGGTAATCCTGGCATTTCTGCTCGAACTGGTAGATGGCCAGCTCTAGTGGAGAGGGTGCCTTCGGGGGCGCATTGGGGGCAGGGGGTTGCTCATAAACACCCATCGTTGAGTTCCTTCTGCTGACGGTGGATACAGTTGCTGCGGTACTTTACTGGAATCCTTCTAGCTGCTCAAACTGGTACGGTTGACCTAATTGCCCCGGTTGGAAACTCGCTGAGTAAAAACGAACAATAAAGGCTGTAGGCGCTAAATTTACGTGTTTAATTTTTCGGAGAATTACCAGGTCGCGCATTAGCTAAGTGCCGGTCCACGGGTAGGATCGACTAATTGCTATAAAAATCATTTTCAAGGGTTGATAATTGTTTTCTCCATGAAGGTAAGATTTCATTGCACTCAGAATATTCTATGTAATATTTGCTGTCGGGTTTTGCAATGGGGATATTCGGGAAAGGAACAAAGTCATTTCTTTTCTGAAAATACTTCAATATGTGGATTATGTTGTTTGATCTTCGCCCCATGATCAATTTTCCATAGATCCCCCTCTTCATGTAGTGGTGAACCATATTTAAGTCTGGCGGATGCACTTCGCTGCCGACTCCGGGTGTATTATGCTGAATGGAATAATAAAAACTTGGTCCACTCGAATCAGGAAGAATCAGGTTGTAGGGGGTGACATCGAAGCCTATGTTGGGCTCGATCAAGCCAAGAAATTTTCGTTGTTCATCACTCAGAATTTGCGGGTTTCTTCTCAAGTCGCTAATGGTTTTGTCTATATGGTGATCATGCCTTAATTCTGTTAGGACACTGACACCTATGTTTAGTTTGAGAACATTATAAAATGGCCAAAACCAAATAAGGTGATCTCGAATCAAGCTCTTAGCAATGTATTTCCAGCTGCTGTATCCATAGTCTAATCTCCCTTTTGCTGCGCACAAAAGCGCTTTTACAACAAACTCATTGCATTCGCAATTCCGAGCATATATCCCGTGTAGAGCGAGCCATAACCCTGATACTGAGGATGTATACCAAAAGTTATCTTTGACCAACCTCTCTCTGAGCTGAGTCCGACGACTCGGTTCGACCAGCTCTTCACAGAATTCCAGGAAGTTTGGCCACCAGTATCCCCACTCAGTGACGACAAACTTCTTATCTCGCTCATGCTGGAGCTGGGAAGACTCTCGTTCTCTCGCAAGTTGTTGCTTCGCGGCTTCTTCCTCCAATTCCTTTTGAAGTTGACTTCTTACCCTCGCTTCTTCGGCTTGAACGTCCAGCAAATAGGCATGACCGTCACGGAACGATATGTCATTTAGAAAAGCCTCATGGCGCTGCCATTCCCAACGAATCTTTTTATCGTCTAAGGTTGGCCAGTTTACCCAAACCTCAAGCGTTAAAGTTCCGTTTTTCCGGCTTTTTAATTGCATCTCGTCATTAAGCACAAAAAGGTGCTCATTGTTTGTGGTTTGAATATCCCTCTGACTCTGGTTCATAGAGTCGGGATCGAAGGCAGGAAGAATCCAGATGATGCTCCCGAAGTTCTCGTAAAAGTGCTCTCTAGCAACGATCATCGCCACCATTTCAGTTGATACTTGAACTTCAAATGCTGTTAGCCGTTGGTTGACGACTGCCTGCACATCAGGTCTTCTCCACTCTTTTTCCTGAGATAAGACCTTTTCTATCTTGACGGTAGCACTTTCCACTGAGGTATCGAGCTTCAGAAGCTCTGCTATTAGGTGCTTGAGACGATAGTGCAGTTGGCTTTCTTGTGCGCCCATGTATTTGAGACACCGCATAAGTTCAATACTTGCGTGGTTCTCTGTCCTCTGGGGACACTTTCTTAATGCTGGGTCGTCAGTACGGAAATGACAAAAATGATACCCTTCCTCCCCAAAATGATTGCGTCTCAAATAGATTGGCTCTTTACACAGACCGCAGCGAACCGGGCTGGTTTCCTTTCTCTTTCGACACCTGCTGATCTCCATCCTTAGTCGCCTTGTCAGCACATCATCGCTTAACAATTTGTCAACATCCGTTTGGATGAATCGTCCATCCTGAAGTTCTTCTACGATAACAACGCTCAAAATTTGTCCTTAGATTGGATTTGCCCAGCCGTCTTATGCCCCACGGTAATGCCGCAAGCCCGGGATGCGGCTGCAATGGAAAAACGAAAGGAAGCTCCCATACTCACTGCAGAAAAAGTGAACAAGGTTTAGTCAAGTCGATCACTGACACTTGAAAGAGTCAGATATGTGGGAAGGGGTGTCAATAGACTCGTGCTCTCATGGGAAAAGGCGGCTGTACGAGTAGAAAAACAGAAAATATCGGCTGGGAAAATGCATCCGACTGGTCATATAAAGGAAGCAATGAGTTGTAGTTCGCCCTGGTTATTTTTTGCTCTAAATGGCGTCCCAAGGTGGACTGACTCTCTCAACCTCCCTTATCAGGCCTACCACAACCGACCATGCGGTATATCCTCCGTGTTACTAGGCGGACAGGTAACGCAGCCGGCGGAACCGGCTCGGGTTCCTCTTCTGCTGATAGGCCGGGCGATTGGGCAGATGCGGTGGTTGAACGCATCGCAACCGAACTTTCCGCCAGCGCGATGTTGTGGGATGGTCGGTCGGCTGTATCTCTAGCCTCTTGGTGATGTCCTTTAATGACAGGCCTCCATTTCTCAGCTCGAAAACCAGTGCCATATCCTCTATAGTGAGCCGCAGGATTCGTGTTCGGCAGGGCATTGGGTACCTCAGATGCGCAATGCGTATAAAATTAGCCAGGGTAATGAATCCTAAGTGGTTGATTTTAAAGGGTTATTTGGGTGGATTTTTCCGCCAGCATTACCCCCGAAGATCGTCTAAGTCCTTGATTCCTAAGGAAAAGGCAAGGCATTGTGGCTCCTGAGGTCGCGGGTTCGATCCCCGTCGGCCACCCCATATTTGACCTGTTGGTCCCGAAAACCCGGCTATATGCCGGGTTTTTTGGTTTTGGCACTGTATTGTTCTATCGGTTGCCTTTACCTGTCCCGGGGCGATCTAGGATAATGCCCGCCAGTTTTTATCTTTTCGTGTCAGCTTCGGCAGAGGATTGGCCGAATTTAACCATCAATTAACTAGCAAGTAGCTGAAAAGCATCCAGGGGAAAAAATGACGGAAGAAGTAGTCGAGCGCAAGGCAACCAATGTTCACTGGCACGACGGTGATGTAAACCGCGCAGACCGTGCGGCAATGCTGGGCCACAAGGGTGTGACCCTCTGGTTTACCGGTCTTTCCGGGTCCGGCAAGAGCACCGTCGCGGTTGCCGTGGAAAAGGCGCTGGCTGCCCGCGGTGTACTGAGCTACCGCCTCGACGGCGACAATATCCGCCTGGGTATCAACTCCAACCTGGGGTTCTCTGCGGAAGACCGTCAGGAAAACATCCGCCGTGTCGGTGAAATCTCCAAGCTGTTTGCGGATACCGGTGTCGTGGTTTTGAGCAGCTTTATCAGCCCCTACGCGGCCGACCGCGATCAGGTGCGTAAAATGCACGAAGAGGGTGATCTTCCGTTCATGGAAGTGTTCATCGACTGCTCCCTGGAAGCCGCAGAAGCGCGTGATCCCAAAGGCCTGTACAAAAAGGCGCGCGCCGGCGAGATCCGCGGCTTTACCGGCATCGACGATCCCTATGAAGCACCGGCCAAGCCGGAGCTTCACCTGCGCACCGACCAGATGACCCTCGAAGATGAAGTCGAAGCCGTCATCAAATCGCTGCAGGAGCGCGGCATCATCGACTAACGGACGATACGCCTGTGGGAGCCGGCAGCGCCGGCTCCCACACAGTTCCACCAGACCTCCGCCGTATGTTGGGCAAAGTGCAGCGTGCCCAACACCTCATAGCCCAACGTCACCTCCCATCCGGATTTCGTAGCAAACTATCACCGCTTGCGTCCCTTGGTGGCACCCCCGTTCTCCAGTTTCTCAGGGGTATAACCCGTAAATCCCCGTCACCCATTTCCCCCGAATTTTCTTCGAGTTAACTCCCCCGCCAACTCCCCGACGCTTTTCCCGGCGCCACATATACTGTTGCTGTGCCTGCGCTTTTGGCTCGCTTGGCGAGAAGCGGTGCGTGGCATAGGGAATAAAGAGGCGTACGGAGGCGACTATGGCTTGGAGCGCACGGAAACTGTTTGCCCGGTTCAGCACACGGCGGATAGTGACGGGAGTGGTAGCTTCATTTTTCATTCTGTTTGGGCTCGGCGGCTGGTTCGTCTATGAAAAACTGCCGAGGTTGCCAGGCGTACCGAAAGCGCCGGTGGTTGGTGTACCAGATGGCTCGCTAAACCACGCCCCCAAGCCAGCCTACGCGGGAGACCACCCGCGCAAGAGCGGGCGCCCCGCGGAGTATTTTCCTTTTCCCATCGCGATAGGCGAAACCGGCCCCGTGGAGACCCTGTTTGCGGGTCCATCGACCTATCCGTTTTTATGCGGCGAAAACTCGGTCACTGGCGCTCAACCCCTGGTGGACAATCACAATGGCGAAGGGGTGCCGGTATTTTCCCTGGACGAAGAGGGGCAGAAGACCGACGAGGTGATCGGCTACAGCCGGGATTGCAGTCACAGCACCGCAGTTTCCTATTTCTATCGCAGCACCCTTGATGGTCAGTTCTATCCGCTTGAAGAGGCGAATAACGATATTGATCGGGTCACCGTCAACGGCAAGACCACCGACTTTGTCGTGCGTCTGGAAACGGGAACCATCAATCGTTTCTTCTATTCCATCGCCGCATTGCGGGGAGAGGGAGAGACAGCGGCAAATCCCAATACCAGCAACTGGAACAAGCGCTTGATCTACCAGTTTCGCGGTGGCGTGGGTGTAGGGCGCCGACAGGGAAATATGGCGCGGAAGTCGATCATTGATCGCCGCGCGGATCAGCTCGCTCGTGGCTATGCGGTGGTTTACTCCACAGCCAATCAGACAAGCAACCACTACAACATCTGGCTGGCCGAGGACACCGCGCGCCGCCTGAAAAAACAGTTTTCCGCCCTGTATGCCGAGCCGCTGTACACCGTGGGCATCGGAGGGTCCGGCGGTGCGATTCAGCAGTACCTGTTTGCGCAGAATGCCCCGGGTGTTCTGGATGCGGCGCTTCCCCTCTATTCCTACCCGGATATGGTGAGTCAGACCATCTACGTGTTTGACTGCGAGCCGCTGGAATATTTCTTCGATGTGGTAGCGGCAGAAAACCCGCGTTGGCGCGATGTATCCGAACGCGAGGCCGTCATCGGGCTGGCCACAAAACAGGAGTTCGATCACCGCTTCAAAATCCTCGAAAACGCCGCGGCTTTGTTCGATGGCCGCTATCGCGCTACTGCCAACGGTGCTTCCGAGTGCGTTCAGGGCTGGCGAGGCCTGGTGCCACTGGTCAATAACCCGAACTTCGTGCACTTCAGCAACAGCTTTGCCGAACCTGTTGCCAAAAACACGCACTGGTCGCACTGGGAGGACCTGCGGGACTTTTATGGTGCCGGCCAGAATGGCTACGCCAATAGCGCCTGGGATAACCAGGGGGTCCAGTACGGCCTGAAGGCTTTACAGCAAGGGCATATCAGCGTGGATGAATTCCTGCGTCTCAATGCAACGATTGGCGGATGGAAAGATCCGACGGAGCAGGGCGGAGAAAAGTTGTGGTTTATGAATGGCGACGTCTTCCCCATGGAACTCTCTGTGTGGAGTGAGCACAACATGAACCTGGGTAGCCTCGACAATCCGGCACCGAGAAGTATTGCCAGCGTTGAAGCCATCGAGGGCATCTATCGTTCTGGTCACGTTTTCCTGGGAGATGTCGAAATACCGATTGTCGACGTACGTCACTACCTCGAAGGCGAGCTGGACATGCATCACAGCCTTGCCTCGTTTTCCAGCAGGGAGCGCATTCGTCGGGCCAGAGGGCATGCGGACAACCAGCTGATCTGGATGAGCCACAAGAGCTACGACCCCATCGACGAAGCGCTGGACATCATTGACCACTGGATGCAAAAAATTATCGAGCACCCGGAGTTGGGTGTGGCCGGCAATAAACCGGTGGAGGCCACGGATCGCTGCTTCGATGAAAACGGTAATGTACTGGCCGCCGGTCCGGGCGTCTGGAATGGCAGCTGGAACCACAAACCGGTCGGTGCCTGTATGCAGCAATATCCAATCCATAGCACGCCCCGACAAATGGCCGGCGCACCGATTACCGGAGACGTTTTCAAGTGTGCGCTACAGCCCGTCGAGCGCGCTTTGGCCAAAGGTACCTACGGTGATGCCGCTGCGGGCATTGTCGAGCGCATCGACGATCTGCGCAGGATATTTCCAGACGGTGTCTGTAACTACAATGCGCCGGACATCGGCCGACCAAAAGACAGGCTCTTTCAGCCTGGTGGTGATGTCATTATTGCCGGGCACATGGTGAGTACAGATTATCGCCAGCTCCCCGATAATATCGCCCGGGAAGACGAGGGTGAATCGGATGAAATTCAGCCAACACCGGTGTCTGTCGAAGATCCGGAAGCGGCCGAAAATAATTTGTAATTTTTGGCGTCATTTTTGTTGACACAAAACTACAGTCCGGTAAGATGCGCCTCGCTCTCGGGGGACAAGCCCAGAGCAAAAAACGGAAACCTTCGAGAAGAAGTTACCGAATTGGGTGGTTAGCTCAGTTGGTAGAGCGGCGCCCTTACAAGGCGTAGGTCACAGGTTCGACCCCTGTACCACCCACCATCTTTCACTCTTACTTGGTAAGAGATTAAATGAGAGATGCACTACCGCGGACCGGTAGTTCAGTTGGTTAGAATGCCGGCCTGTCACGCCGGAGGTCGCGGGTTCGAGTCCCGTCCGGTCCGCCAGATACAAAAAAGCCCCTGTCCGAAAGGACAGGGGCTTTTTTGTATCTGTTGGATCGGCGTGCGAGAACCCCTGTTCGAAAAAAGCGCGCAGCGCTTTTAGACGCGGGAGCGAAGCGACGGCGCCCGAAGGGTGAGCGCCGCAGGCGCGAATCAGTCCCGTCTGGGAGTGGCACGCACTCTGCCCTTGGGTGCCACCGAAATTGCCATCTGTCCCCAAAGTAGCTATATTTGGGTCAAATGTCCTCTGTACTCAGCAAGGAGGCCAAATGGCAAATCCCGCCCGCACCCCGCAACCCACAGAAGACCAGGTCCTTTTGGAAGCCACCCTCAATACGGCTAACCACCTGGGCCTGAAAAAGAAAGAACTCAGCGAGATCATCCACCTGGATGACCGCACCCTGCGCCGCCGCAGTGGCCTGGCCCCCCAAAGCGCTGAAGGCCAGCTGGCTCTGTTACTGGTCCGAGCCTACCGTTCTGCCTTCGTACTTATGGGCGGAGAAGAGGGCGCCAAGACCTGGTTCGCCACCGCCAATCGCGCCCTGAACGGCATCCCCAAAGAGCTCGCCAGCCGTATCGACGGACTGGTACGCATCGTCACCTATCTGGATGCCATGCGGGGCAAGGTGTGATCGATCTGCGCGATAAAATCCGCGCAACCTCCACGCGCCTGATCGGCCGCCTGTATCGCATTATCGAATCCCAGGAAGAGGTCGCCACCAGGAGCCTGGTGGACAGCCTGCAAAAGCAGGAGGTACTGGAGAATCTGCTGGAGCAGAGCAAGCCCACCAGGTTGCCCGGTAGTGAAGATCTGCACTACCTGCTCGCCACGCCATTCCGCTACCCGCCGCTACCCTGGGGTTCCCGCTTCGGGGGCACTGCGGAAAGCGGCATCTTCTACGGCAGTAAAACCATCACTACCGTGCTGTCGGAAGCCGCCTACTATCGACTCCTGTTCCTCAATGACATGGAACTACCACCCGCCAAGCCCGTCACCAGCTATCACCAGGTATTCTCAGCAAAATATTGCGCGGCACCGGGAGTGCGGTTGCAAAGTGAGCAATGGCAGTCACACTGGCCGCAGCTGATCCACCCGTCCGAATACGAGTTTTGTCAGCAACTGGGTGTCCAGCTGCGGGAATGTGGCGTCAGAGGCGTAGAATCTCCGTCCGCCCGGGCACTGAGTGCCGGTATCTATCAGCTACCGGTGAACGGGGGGGAGGGTATCAATGTGGCCCTGTTCGATCCCGAGGCGCTTCTACGCAGACCGCCCACTATCGAAGCCGAAGTCACCGCCGAATCCACCCGGGAAAGTGTCTCCTTTCTGGTCAAGTCCGGCA